CTTTGGTTTTGTGTCGGCTGGAGCGGTTTGCAAATGTGCTGTTTTGTGGGTCGGCTGTTTCCATTTTCTTGTCTTTTTGCAGCAAAATTATCTACGGTCGTTTATCGTACCCGCTTGTGCCTAACAAGTTGGTTGTTGAAAGTTTACCAAGTCATAAACAATTCAGTATCAATGAAATTATCTATTGAAAAACATATAAAAATAAAATGGTTAATAAAAGATGTTGACGGCTATGGATTTGGAAACGATAATTTGCTATATAATTTAAAAACCGATAGGCAAATAAAGCAATCTTATAATAATAGATGTATTGGTTATTGGTTTGGAAAAACGTTTATTTCGTTGACTAAATTAAAACCGATGCTTTTTAAACCTGAGCGAGAAATACTACCGTTTTAATCCGTTCATCAAATAATCAAATTCATTCGTCAAATAAATTTCGCAGATAAAAACGTAATATTTAAATTTCGGTAAAATTAGAAATATGAAAGTAGTAAAAGTTTACAAAAAAGATTCTCACGAGTATAATATTCTTGTTGAAAAACACAAAGGCTATACCCAATATTCGCTGTATTATTCTGAATATTGGGTATTTGACAATCCGAACGAATTTATAATGGCAATAATCGACAACGGAATCGAAATTACTATGCCTGATTTACAAACTGATTCAGAATTTATTGAACAATTAACGATATTGCTTAATTTCATTTCAAAGCAAGATTACCAATATATCATAAGTAAAAACAAAGTATTTTTAAACGAAAATATATTAACTAAAACTAAAAAATAAAATGGAACAAGAAATCTTAATCGCAGAAATTAAAAAATCAGTTGAGGTTGAAAAATTCAATTTAAGTGAAAATCAATTAACTGAAATTACAGCAGGATTAGCAGTTGTAATTGAACAAAGAAATTTATTAATTGACGAATTTAATGTTTTGTCAAAATTAGAAATAACAAAAGAAAATATAGTTAAATTTAAAGAATTAAATCAAAAATTCGTAAAAAATAGAACGCAAGGAATTGATGTTTGGCATAAAGTAGGGAAAGATGTATTCTTGCGTGCTGGTCAACTTTACGATGCCTTAAAACGTCAACAATATCAAATCAATGAAAGTTACGAAACTCCATTGACCGAAAAAGCAAAATATTTTGAAACTATCGAAAAACAACGAATCGCAGATTTAGAGATTGAGCGAGGCGAACGACTTGCTAAATTTACAAGTGATTTACCTTTAGGATTAGGCTCGATGTCGAACGATATGTTTGAAAATTACATTGCTGGTGTTGAATTAAATTATAATAAAAAAATCGAAGCGGAAAAACAAGCCGAAGCCGAACGATTAGAAATTGAACGAAAAGCAAAATTGAACGAAGAAAGAAAAGCAAAAACTATCCGGTTAGTAGGGTTTATTGAAAATTACGAAAGTTTAAATTTTGGCGAAATTTCCGAAGATGAATTTATAAAAATCGTTAATTTAGCAATTAAAGAAAGAGCGTCACGCGAAGAAAAGCAAAAAGCAATTGAGGCTGAAAATTTGCGATTGAAAAAAGAAGCCGAAGACAAAAAAGAGCGTGATATTAAAAGAACCAACGAGTTGCGACCGTATATTAATTTCGTTAGAGATTATAATAAAATGTTGATATTAGACGAAAAAGAATATCAAAAAGAATTTTCCGATATAAAAATTGGAGCAAATCAACAATGGGAATTTGATAAACAAGAGCAGGAAAAAGCAAGAAAACAAAAAGAAATTGACGATAAAAAAGCACAAGAAGAAAAAGCAAAACAAGACGAAATTATTCGTAAACAAAATCACGAAAATGCACGTTTAAAAGCTGAAAATAACAAACGCTTAAAAGAAGAAGCTGACAAAAAAGAACGTGAAGAAAAACAATTAAAAGCCAAACAATTAGCACCTGACAAAGAAAAATTATCAGAACTTGCAAAACAAATTTCAAGCATGCAAATGCCTATTTTATCAAGCAAAGAAGCCGTTGCAGTTTTAGAAAATGTTAAAATATTACTCGGTAAAACATCAACATTTATTAACGACAATTTGAGTAAAATTTAACCATTTGTTACCAAAAACAATACGTTCATCAAAACTATTAAAAAATGTGTGTTAAAAATTTGACACACATTTTTATTTTGTGTACTTTCGTATAAACATTTAAAACTAAGACCTATGAAAAAGTTAACATACAAAGAAGCGGAAAAAATAGTTGAAGAAAGAATTGAATCAGCTTTCAATTCTTTAGTGGAAATGACAGCCAATGGCTACAAGAAATTTCATAACTAATTAAACTATGACAAAACAAACAATTTCAATCCGTCTAGAACTATCGAAGTTCAACGATGCGATTTTCAAAGAAGCGTTGAAAAAAGTAAACGCAAAACAAAAAGAGCAAAAACTCAAAAAGTTCACGAAAGCTGAATTTATTGAATTTCTTGCTGTGGAAAATGCTAAAAAACTAATCAAACTATAAAACTATGAAAACACATTGGAAACAACTCACAAACCCGAATTATATCGGTGCTTATAGCCTTATTGATGGTAAAGATATGAAAGTAACTATCGAAAAAGTTATAAGAGAACAAGTAACAGGAGACGGAGGTCGTAAAGAAGAATGTACAGTTGCATATCTAAAAGGTCAAAAGCCGTTTATTATCAATAAAACGAATGCGAAAATGATTTCTAAAATTTACGGAACTCCTTATATTGAAGATTGGGTAAATAAAGAAATTACGCTTTACATAACTACGGCATCGCTTAAAGGCGAAACGGTTGAATGTTTACGAATAAGACCTGAAAAGCCAACTAAAGAGGTTTTAAATGAAAAACACGCTAAATTTGCTTCGATTAAAAAAACTATTGAAGATAAACAATATACCGTAGAACAATGGCGTGCAAAGTATGATATAAGTAAAGAAGTCGAAACCATTTTAACGAAATAATTATGAACGACTTTAAGATAAGATGTAGCTCCATTTCTAAAATAATGGGGATAAAAGGACTTGGCAAAACAGGCGAAACATATTGCAAAGAATGGTTAATAGAACAAATATTCAATCGCAGAAATGAGTTTACGTCTAAATATACCCAAAAAGGAAAAGAAAATGAAGACGAAGGTATTGATATGATTGCTAATTATTTAGGTTATCCATTACTTTTGAAAAACGATAAAAAGTTTGAAAACGAATTTTGCAAAGGTGAACCGGATATTATAATTGATGATTTAATAATTGATGTCAAAAACTCATGGAGTTGCTTTACATTTCCATTCTTTGAGAATGAAGTGCCAAACGATGTTTATTATTGGCAATTACAAGGATATATGTGGTTAACTGGTAAAAGTAAAGCTAAATTAATATATACACTTACAGACACGCCTGAACACTTAATTTTAAGCGAAGCAAAACGATATTGTTATGCGAATGGTTACGATGAATTAGACTTAGAAATTTACAAACAGTTTCACGATAAAATGACATATCCTGATATTGACGATAAATTTAAGATTAAATCTTTCGACATTGAACGAAACGAATCAGATATTAAAAAGATTGAACAAAGAGTAATTGAATGTAGAAAGGTTATAAACGAACTATTTTACAACGAAAACGAAATTAAATTATGATACCACTACTAGCTAAAATAGTAATATCAGTATTAGTATGCTGGATATGCTACGAAAAAAACGACCACTTAAATTTAAACTAAAATGAAGCTAAATGAACTTAAAAAACAGTACGAAAACCTATGTAATGAGTATGTTGCGAGATTCGCTTATAAACATGATTTAGACTTTGATTTTTGGATTGGAGACGATGTCGGGAGCTGTGCCTCGTTTAATGAAACATACTATTTTAATATGCCTGATATTGTGTTAGATATTAATACTCGCCAGCCGAAAAATCAGATATTGCGATGGCAAGACGATAACTCAAAAAATGAAGATGAAATCAACTATAAATCTTACACTCTAGGATTGAGAATTTTAGATTTAAAACAAACAAATGGAAACGAGTAACGACTACGCAGAAACATACAAACGAATATTTAAGCCGTTTAAAAAGCCTAAAAGTAAATTGCTATGGTGTTTATACTATGGTAGTGAGATAATCGTTAAAAACGTACCTTATGCAGTTTGTAGAGCTAAATTAATTGAGTTAAGACGAAATAAATTGTTTCAAAATAAAAACCTTGTAATAAAATGAGCAAATTAGAAAAATTAAAACTAGAAGTAAAAGACATTCATAAATATAAGAACAACGAAACTATGCGGTTTGCAATATGTCCGGCAACGGAAAAAGAGATGCGATTAACATATTACGGAGGAATTCAAATATGGCATAATGGAAAGATTTTCCGTGAATTTATGCAAGAAAATCAAGCTGTTGAATATTTTAACGCTGAAATAGAAAATCCAAAACAGTCCAAAATTGAAAAGGAATTAAAAGAAACCAAAAAAGAATTAAAAGATTTATGGTATACGATAAAAGATTCCGATAAATTGAATGAACTAATTGCAGCTTTATAAAATGACGTTAATCAAATTATTACAACCGTTCGTCAAAATTTCAAAAAAGATATTGATTTAATAAGTAATTTCGAGATATGAATAAAGCTGAAAAATACATCGAAAAGAAACAAGGATACGAATTTCATTTAGTTGAAAAAAAATTCGGAAATGGCAAACAACTGATTGAATTTTTCTACAATGGGCAGATAAATGGCTTTAAGCAAGGTTTCTTGGCTTATGTCGACAACCAAAGATGGAAAAGAGACGAGAATCAAGTGTTAGAGGAGGTCCAGAATTATTTGTTAGAAGAAATAGGGGAAATTTATGATGAAGATTTTATTGAAAACTATAGAGAAGACCATGGAATAACAATAACAATGTCAGACATATATGATGATGATGATTTATTGTCAAAACACAACGAATGGTACAAAGATGAATTTCCAAAGATATGCTTATATGGTGGAGGCGTTTGTTATTTTGGAGAAGTAAAATGAGACACAATTTAAAGCACCCAACCGGATTAAAAGAAGCCAAAGAACGATTCAGCAAGCTAATCGAAAAAGGGGCTATAATTGAACTTACAGAGGTTAGCAATAGTCGAACAACGCAACAAAATAGAGCCTTGCATTTGTATTTTACAATGATTGCGGAACAGTTAAACGAGCTTGGTTTACAATATCAATACACCTCAATAGTTGGCGAGATATTCGAGCTTAGATATACAACTGAATTAGTAAAAGAGTACGTTTGGCGACCTTTGCAAGTTGCTTTGTTTAAAATTGAAAGAACAAAGAAAATTAACACTCAACAAATTAACGAAATTATTGATGTAATTACTTTGTTTTTCAGCGAAAGAGGTGTAGATTTACGATTCCCGAATATTGACTACTTAATGGAAATGTATAACGATGAAAAGCAATAACGACTTAGAAAAACTAAAAAAAGAACTCGAAAAAGTTGAAAAGATTTTAGACAAAAATAGAACCTCGACTTTTGTTGACGGTTGGCAAACTTCTAGATTTGCGAAAAAGTCGAAAAATTGGGATTACTATTCGAGACAAAAATATATATTAAGAAACTTAATTGAAGATTTGGAAAATGGAGAATAATAAATACGAAATAATTCAGAATAAAGATATGACTGAAATAATAGGGGAAAACCTTAATTATGTTGAATTTACTAATTGCGGCATGGGTGTTCAATGTACATATGCTAATCAAGAAGCAAAACAAATTATTATTGAAAAATGCAGCCAAATAATAATATTAATAAACCAAATAAATTTACTAAATGAAAAAAAATGAAATTTTTAAAAATTACAAACTAACCAAGGTTGACGATAAAACCGTGTTTATTCAAAACAATCATTTTGATTTTTCATACACAATAGCTGACGGCGTTGTAAAGGACGAGTTTAAAGGTTTGTATCGTTCATTCGGCGGTTTGCAAACTAACTATAATCGAGATAGTGAGGAACATAAAAACATAGAAAAGTGGCTTTGCGAATTAGCTGAAATGGTTTTGAATGTGAAATATGAAAAAGCACGTTAAAATATATCTCGAATATTACGATTATTGCGAAACTGATATTATACTTTGTGAGGTATGCAAAAGTAAGGCGATTGATATACACCATATTAAATATAAATCACGAGGCGGAAAAGACGAAATAAAAAACCTTATTGCATTATGTCGAGATTGCCACAACAAAGCACATAATGAGATTTTTAAAGAAGATTATTTATACAAAATACACAATGAATAATGACTGAAAAAGAACTGCACGCTCAAATTTGCACTTATATTAAGTTGCAATATCCTAAAATAATTTTTAATACCGATTTAAGCGGAATAAAGTTAACGATGGGTCAAGCAATACAATTGAAAAAATTAAGGAGTTCAAATGGGTTTCCTGACATTCAAATATTGCAACCAAACGACAATTTTCACGGTTTATTTTTAGAGGTTAAAAAAGAAAGTCCATACCAAAAAAAGAACGGACATTTAAAAACAGATGCTCACTTAATTGAACAAAATGAAATGCACATAAAACTAAAAGAGCGAGGTTATGCTTCTTTGTTTGTTTGGACTTTTGAAATGGCAAAACAAATTATTGACCAATATTTAAAATAGCTATGGAAAATAAAACAACTTTATGCCTTTGTTTGAATTATAAATATATTTGTCAGGCTGAAGGAAAATGCGAGTATTGCGAATATTATGTAGAAAATGGAGGAGTTTGTCCGGGTTGCGGTGCTAATTTTGAAAGCAAGCCGAACCCAAATGCAAAATATGAATTAACAACCGATGATGATAACTAATATTTGCATTTTTAAATGATTTGTATTACTTTTGATTTTTAAGCTCTGAAAGGGGCTTGTTTTTGGAGAAAAAATTTGAATATGATTAAAATAAACGATAAAAGTTACGAAACGATTAAAGATTACGCAAAACTAAAAGGCGTAACAATCCAAACAGTATATAATTGGATTAAGGATAAATCCGTTAAAACGAAAACTTTACTTAATCAAACCTTGATTGAGGTTTAAAATTTTTTATTTACAATTTTGAAAAATATTAAAAATGAGCAAATTACGCAGTATATCAACATCATTTTGGAACGACACTTGGGTTGAGGAATTGTCGGCAAACGAGAAGTTATTGTTTATTTATTTATTGACAAATGATAAAACAAATATGCTTGGGGTTTATGAAATTTCGATTAAAAAAATGTCATTTGAAACTGGAATTTCAAAAGAAAATATCGAGAAATATTTGAATAATTTTAGTTTAAAAAATAAAGTTTTGTACAAAAATAATCACGTTGTTTTAGTCAATTTTTTACGACATCAGAACTTTAATGAAAATATGATGAAGTCCGCTATTGATATTTACAACGGTTTGCCATCGGAAATGAAACAATTAACGCAAGGCATTGATTTAGAAAGGAATAAGAAAGGGTTTGAAAGCCTTTGCAATGGGTTTCAAAGGCTTCCGAAAGTTGAAGTTGAAGTTGAAGTTGAAAAAGAAGTAGAATTAGAATTAGAAGTTGAATTAGAAAGTAAAAATGAAAACGAAACAAAACAAAACAAAATTGAAAATATTTATTATTCTTTTGACCATTTAAAAATTACAAAAGACGAACACGAAATTTTGTTAAAGCAATATTCAGAATCACAAATTATGGATATTTACGAAAAAATACAGAATTACAAAAAAAACAAAAATTACACATCATTATTTTTTACTGCTAAAAATTGGTTAAAAAAAGAAAGTGCAAATACCGAAAATAAAACACCAACATCTCAACAAAAAGGAAAGATTAAATATGATGTTGTAATATACCAAATAGACGGAGAAGAACCAAAAAGAGGGTTAAGAGAAATGTATCTAAAGGAATTAAATTATAGAGCCGAAGGAACTGTAAAATTATTACAAGAAAATGTACCTTATGGAGATTAATGGATTTACAATTGACAAGTACAATTTTTACGGATTACAAGAAAATGCCAAAGAAAGCATTTGTCCTTTATGTTCGCATAATCGTAAAAAGAAAAATGATAAATGTGCAAAATTAAATTGGGAAACTGGTTTAGGTAAGTGTTTTCATTGCAACGAAATATTTCAACTACATACGTTTAAAAAACGAGAAAATACAATTGTAAAAATATTCTCAAAACCTACGTGGAAAAACAATACCGAATTATCAGAAAATGTTGTAAAATGGTTTGAAAGAAGAAAAATATCACAACAAACATTAAGGCAAATGAAAATTTGCGAAGGAATTGAAATAATGCCATCGAAAAAGAATAATGATTGGCGAGAAATGAATACTATTCAATTTCCTTACTTTCGAGACAATGAGCTAATAAATTGTAAGTTTAGGACCGGAGAAAAAGGATTTAAACTAATTAAAGATGCCGAAAAGATATTTTATAATTTAAATGCAATAAAATATTCAAAAGAATGTATAATTTGCGAAGGGGAAATTGATGTCCTTTCATTTATAGAATGCGATATTGATAATGTTATTTCAGTCCCAAATGGTTCAACATTAAAAAATCCAAATTTAGAATATTTAGACAACTGTATTGATTATTTTGAAAACAAAGAAAAAATTTATTTAGCGATTGATAATGACGAAGCTGGACAAGTTACCACAACCGAATTTATTCGCAGATTTGGTTCAGAAAAATGTTTTTTAGTCGATTTCAAAGACTGCAAAGATGCAAACGAATATCTCGTTAAATATGGCAAAAGTTCTTTAAGCATAATATTAGAAAATGCAAAAGAAGTTCCAATAGACGGAGTTAGTTCCGTAGGAGACTGGAAAGAAAGTTTTGAAAATTATCTAATAAACGGAATGCAAAAAGGATTCCGAATAGGACTTGATGGATTTGATAATATATTCACAACTTATACAGGTCAAGTAATAGGCATAACAGGCGTGCCTTCATCGGGCAAGAGCGATTTTGTTGACCAAATGTGTTTAGGATATAATGCTTTATACAATTGGAAAACAGCGTATGCAAGCCCTGAAAATAAACCTAACGAAATACACGCAGGGAAATTAATATCGAAAATTTGCGGAAAATGGATAAATAGTAAATATTTATTACAAACATCACAATATGCAGATGCTTTTGATTTAATTCATAATAATTTTAAATTTATAGATTTAGAGAATTATGATTTAAAATTTGTATTAGAAAAGACTAAAATGTTAATAAAAAGGTTTGGAATAAAAGTATTAGTCATTGACCCTTATAATAAAGTTAGACTTAAAGATAGTCTCAATAAAAATATAACTGAATATACAAATGATTATTTAATAGAACTAGATAATTTTGCAAGAAAATATGATATATTGATTATTTTAGTTGCACACCCAAGAAAGCCGTCTAATCTTGAAGGTAAATCATATGAGCCAAATATGTATGACATAAAAGGAGGTGGAGAAATGTACGATATGCTCCCGCATGGATTGCTTGTACACAGAGATTATGAAGCTCATAAAGTTAAAATAAAAGTATTAAAATGTAAATTTTCGCATTTAGGTAAAAATAATGAACATTGTTATTTTGAGTGGGATAAAAATTCGGGTAGATATTTAGACCACGAATTTCAAACTGAAAACGTAAACGAACTAGGAAACATTATATATAAAAGTGTTTTAGATAACGAATATTCTCAATCAGAAATGCCAATGCAAATAGAAAGCCAAGTAAAAGATAATTATGAGTTTGATTGTCAAGGCAAAGCGACCGTATCAGATAATTATTTCACAAACAACGAACCAGCACCATTTTAACATGAAAAACACAATAATCGAAATATTAAAATCAGAATCGTTTAATACGACTGACGAAGCAGGAAATAAATATATTGTAGTTGAGGAATCAGACTTTGATATTGTTGCCGAAAGAATTTTAGAAATGCGAAAGCAATTATTATGCGATTTTTTCGTATTTTTCCGTGAAAATGGAGAAGAGTATATCGGTTTAACAATTGAACAATTTGTTGATGAATTTATAAACAAAAACAAATGACCGACCTGCAAACTAAGATACTAAGCAAGCCAATCGGACGTTATACGATTGACGAAACTATTGCCAAAGCGGTTAAGCAGTTGATTAATTTAGGCAACTATCATTTAACTTTAACCGAAGATGAAAAAACTTTAATCGTTCGAGAAAAGATGTTTGTCAAAATAAATAAACCGTTAGTCAAATAAATTTGAATGATTGTGAAATTGTGTGTAGTTTTATGGTAACGGTTGAGTATTGGCGTTTCGTGCTTTGTTTCAGATTATTAAACTAATAGCATAAAGAAAATGGAAAGAATTTGTAAAAACTGTAAACACTCAGAATTGATGTTTTCAGAGCCTGAAGATAGATATTGCATGAATAACCAGTGCGATATTGAGTTTAGTAACGATAAAGATTGTGACAATTACACAGGAGTTGTTGAAGATAATGATTCCTGCAAATTGTTCGAAGAGCGCTCTTAGCATGAAGCCTAACATTAAAGGCTACACGCAGGGCAGGGTGCGAAGCGATTCACTTTCCTATCAGAGCGAAAGTTAACACGGGCTGCACCGATCGGAAACCACGGTTGCCTGACTTGCCGGGTTAGCCGAAGTTATAAGCAGGGTTTAATTATCAGTCAAATTATTAATACATAAACACTTAAAAAAAATGGAAAAATTGATTAGTGACAAAATTAAAGAACTTACCGAAAACGGTAAACTTGATGAAATTGTAACAAAACAAGTTACTGGTTTTATTAATGGAATTATAAATGATTCCCTTTCAAGTTGGAGCGATGTAAATAAGTCGTTCAAAGAAAAATTGAATGCTAAAATAATTGAAGGTTTTGAAAAACTCGATTTTGTTCAGTATTCAAAAACGCTTACCGATTTAGTAGAATTTGAATTAAACAAAAGTGTTGTTGAAATCGGAATTGCACCAGCTAAAGAAATGATTAAAAACTTTGTTGGTGCTTTAGAAAAGAAAGAATGGAAACTTTCTGAAATTATTGAAAAATATAAAGAAGAGGAAGTAATACCTGACGAATACGGTGAAAGCGGAGAAATTGCCTTTATCCATGAAGTTTCAGATTATGGCACTATTCATATAGCATTTGATGAAAGCGCGGAAAAGAAAACGCACAGATACCAGTGCAGGTATAAATTAATGATTGACGGGAAATCAAAAAGCTTATATTCTCCAACAATCGAAGGAGCTGCATTGCATCCTATAACTGAAATAGGATTAAGGGGGTTTGATTTATTTCTTTTCAAATTATATGCAATGGGTTGTACTATTGAATGTGATTTGGGAAATATTGAAACTGAATGGTCAACTTATAACGACTAATTTAAGTTTGGCACGGACGTTTATTCGGAGTGTCTTTGCCTTGCTTATAACAAGTTGGTTGCCGAATGGTTACCAAACATCATATAATTAATAATCAATAACATAATGTTCGTAAGTGGAATTTAAAATAACGAAGACGGTACAATTAAAGTGGCAATTTAAAGAAGCTGATCACATACAAATTTCAACTCTAAAATGAAACCATCGAAAAAAGAACTAATAAAATTTCTTGAAAAAAGAATTGCTTTTTATGAGAAAAAACGTAACTTTAACAAGTCTAAAGCATTAAAAGAAATGCTTGAATATATAAAATTAAACGAGTAAAACTATGTCTGAAATTGTAATTAATGGAAAAATCATAAAGCTAAACGAAACGCAAGAAATCGGAACAAAAGGATTTTTAAAACGGGAATTAGTCGTTAAAACAGATGAAAAATATCCGCAAGAAATAAAAATCGAATTTGTACAAGATTCTGTTAAATTGCTAAATTCGTACAGCCTTGACGAAGATGTTCAGATAAGCATAAATATCAGAGGTAGCGAATACAAAGGCAATCATTACGTTAATCTAGTCGGGTGGAAAATCGTATCTAAAGGCAAAAAAGACGTTCAAAAAGCTATTGAAGTACAAAACGAAGTAGTTGATGACGGATTACCACCATTTTAATCTAAAAAATCATGAGTAATTTATTAGCACCAAACGACAAAAAAGAACTTTTTACAATAACAATAAAAGTTTTTGAAAATTGTTCAAATTTAGATGTTTCGTCAAAAGACCATAAAACAACTTATCAAGAAATTATCGGAGCTTTAGAAGTTCACAAAACTACGTTGATAATTGAACAATCAGGTTATAATATTAAAAAGTTGAGTAAAAAGGAATAGCTATGTTCACAATAACATCTTACGTCATATACGACAAAAAGAGCCAAAATAAGACCATTAGAAAGTCAAAGGCTAAAAAGGTTGTAAAAAACATAGATAATGTAAGAGAACGTATAATAAACGTATTTAAACAAAGATATGGAATTGATGTTAAAATTACTTTTATTTATGAAGATTTTCGGAAGTAAGTTTTGTTTATCAGGAAAAATAATACATTCGTCAAAGATTTTTGTAAATTCGTCAAATATTCATAAAATAATGTGTTAAAAATTTGGCACAAATAAAATTATAGAGTATCTTTATTCTATAATTAAAAACAAAAACATTATGAAAAACATCACATTAGAACAATTAGCAGAAAAACTTAATGGTAAATTTTGGACAAAAGGCGAATTAAAAAGAGTTTACATCGAACGAGGTTATAACACTAAAAAGATGTCAACTAAAACTTATGTTCACGAAGTAAACGGAAATTTTAAAGTAAATGTTTATATTGATTGTCAAAGTCAAGGCTATAATTGGATAAAATCACAACAAGAACAAATTATTGAAAGCGTTGAAAATGAAATTTATCGCATAGAAGTAAAAGCGGAATTAGTTGAAAAACTAAAAGACAAACAGCCAACCGAACAAAAAGCAATATGTTTCGAAACTGCTTCTTTATTATTTAATGGAGATTTAAAAGAAGAAGTTTTAGAAATGGCAGAATATTATGATGAATTAGTAAATTCGTTGTAATGATTAAATCAGTAAAAATTTACTTTAATAAACTAAAACACGATACTGGCAAGGCAATACTTGTCAGTATTGATGAAAATGAAATATGGCTACCAAAAAAATTATGTAGAAATTTAAAAGTTCATAATAAATTAAATGGTAGTGTTTGTATTCCTACATTTTTAGCAGAAAAAAATAATATACAAATTACTGATGAAAATATTGATATTGAAGTAATTCATCACATTCCAATTGAACAAAAAAAAGAAGTAAATTATGACGAAAGTCTTTTTAAATAGTCAATCTAAGGCAATAGATAAGCTAAAAAGCGTAAAATGCGGTGCGTTATTTATGGATGCTGGAACCGGAAAAACACTTTCATCATTAGAATTAATAAAAAACACCGAAACTGATTTAATCATATGGTTTACTCCTTTTCAAACGAAAGAAAATTTATTAAAAGAATTAAATAAGTGGGGTGGTTTAGATTGTGAAATTATCGGAATAGAAAGCATCCAAAATTCAGATAGAATTTATTTAGAAATATTAAAAAAGTTAGAAAAATCAGAAAATTCATTTGTTATAATTGACGAAAGTTTAAAGATTAAAAATTCAGATGCAAAAAGGACAAAGAGAATGATTGAAATATCTAAACTATCTAAATTTAGACTAATTCTAAACGGAACTCCACTAAGCAAAAATTTACTTGATTTATATTCGCAGATTTATTTTTTAAGTCCGAAAATATTAAATATGTCTTTCGCAGAATTTAAAAACACTTTTTGCGAGTATATTCAAATTAAACAAGGTGGAAAAATAATTAAAGAATTTATCAAACAATATCACAATATTGATTATTTATATTCGTTAATTGAACCGTTTATTTTTGAAAGCAAGTTATCTTTAAGTATTGGACAGCAACACATAAATATTAATTATAATTTATCAGATGAAGAAATTCAAGAACACAATAATCTAAAAAATAAGTATTTAGATAATGAAGTTTTAATGGCAAAAAATAATAATATATTTTTAGAAATCACTCAAAAAATGCAACATAATTATTCATTAAGTCCTGATAAATTTACTATTGTTGATAAATTAATTGAAACATTAGATAAGTCAAAAATACTTATTTATGCAAAATATATTGATACGCAAAATACATTAAAAAAATATTACAAAGATATTAAGATTATGAGTTTGCAAAAGCATAGTTTTGGATTAAATTTACAAGATAATAATGTTATTATTTTTTGGGATAAAACGTGGGATTATGCTCAACGTGAGCAAGTAGAAAGGCGTATTTTTCGCACAGGTCAAAAGCAAGATTGTATTTTTTATGATTTAACAGGAAACATAGGATTAGAAAAATTAATAAATGATAATATCGACAGAAAATCAAAATTATTAGAATATTTTAAAAGTAAAACATCGCAACAATTAAAAGAAATATTATGAAAGAAATTTTTAGAAGTCCGGTATACAATGTAATTGCTGTACCATTAGAAAAAATTGAGGCTAATGATTACAATCCAAATCACGTAGCCAAAAGAGAAATGGATTTATTATACCAAAGTATTAAATGTGATGGTTATACTATGCCGATTGTCTGTTTTTATGATAAAGAAAGAGATAAATATATTCTTGTTGATGGTTATCATAGACACTTAATTATGATAAAACATAAAGATATTTTCGATAGAGAAAACGGATGTATGCCAGTTTCAGTAATATTAAAAGATTTAAGCGATAGAATGGCTTCAACAATTCGCCATAATAGAGCAAGAGGAAAACATGAAGTAGAATTGCAAGCATCTTTAGTCGTAATGTTAAAAGATGGTTGGGATGAATTAAAAATTATGAAAGAACTTGGAATGACACTTGAAGAAGTTCAAAGATTAATAGGATTACGTGGTATTGCTTCAGAAATTAAAGGAGTTCCATACTCAATTGAACGACAAATTGTTGAAGTTGAAAGTGATATAAAATATGATGAAATATGATTAAAATAATAAATAATAAGGAAATAGAACCAATTATAGCAAAAGCAAAAAAAGCTGGATTAATATTTAATAATTCGACTAATATATATTTTGGATATTTTATTAATAAAAATATTGTTGGTTTTTGCGGTTTAATGACATTAAAAAATAAAGCTATTTTAAAAAATGGTTTTGTTTTAAAAGATTATAGAAATAAAGGAATATATTCTAAATTAAATGTTGAAAGATTTAATTATATTAAGTCATTAGGAATTAATATAATAGAAGGTAATGTTACAGATAAATCTATTGGATACCACTTAAAAAACGGAGCTAAAATAATAAAAGAATATAAATGTTGTAAAACAATTCAATATATTAAAAAATGGGAAGAACATCAATAAGAGGTATTGAAAATGTATTAGAATCAACTCTAAAAAGAATATCGTTTTTATTCGATAATTATGATAATATTTCTTTATCATTTTCAGGTGGTAAAGATAGTACAGCATTATTTCATTTAGTAAACGAAGAGGCGAAAAAAAGAAATAGAAAGTTTATTCTTTATTTTCAAGACCAAGAAGCCGAATATCAAGGCACAATTGATTTTATGGAATGGGCAATGACGCAACCAAATGTAATTCCATTATGGTATCAAGTTGCTATTTTTATGACAAACGCAGCAAGTCATCAACAGTTATTTTTATGGGCTTGGGGTGAAGAAGAAAAATGGGTTAGAGAAAAACACCCTATTGCAATTCACAAAATAGAAAATAAATATCCTAAAAGATTTCATAAATTTAATTTGTGGGTAGGTCAAAATCTTCGTAAATTAGAAGGTAAAAGTGTTTCAATAATTGGATTAAGAGCAGAAGAAAGCCCAGATAGAAATTTTGTAATGTTTGGTGAGGATAGTAATTTATTTTGGTTAAGACGAAAAAATGAGCCACATAGAGCTTATCCATTAATTGACTGGAGATATACAGATGTTTGGAAATATATAATTGATAATAATTTTAAGTATAATAAAATATACGACAAAATGTATATGATTGGTGGAAATTTAAGATATTTTAGAGTTTCTAATTTAATACACGAAAAGGCTTTTAGATGTTTAACTGATTTACAAGAATTAGAACCTGAAACATACGATAAATTAGAAGAACGATTACATGGAGTTCACACGGCTGCTATTTATGGTAAAGAAAATTTAATTTATTCTATTAAAAAACTACCACAAAATTTTAAAAATTGGAAAGAATATAGAGATTTTTTATTAGAAAGTATTAACCCTGAATTATCTAAGGTGTTTAAATGGATGTGGACAAGATTACAACATATTAACGACGATGATTGTTTTAAATATCAAGTTAAAAGAATACTATTATGTGATTGGGAAGGAAATATTACGAGTAAAAAATGGACATTTGGCGAAAATGTGAATTATACCCCTGAACAATTAAAAGAAAAAAACTATTTAAGAAAGTCAGACGAAATAATTAAAAAATGGACAGAAACATTATAAAATCCGTTTAGTGATGTTTTCGGATTTTACAAGTGCGGAGCAATTTCGCACTTGTTTTTAATCAATCTAAATAATGAAATACATACATAAAAAATCAGGCAATATTTTGACGTTAAAAAAGTCTTATGGAAGCGTTGGAGTGTTTTATTGCGAGCCTAGACAATTTACTAAACGAATAAAAATAGACACTTGCGTTTGCTTAATGTCTAATGTTGAACCGATAACAGAAAATCAACAAGTTCTGAACTTTATTTAAAATTTATCGTATATTTGTGTAAATTTCTACTATTGTAGATTCGTATATTTGCTTTATGAAAACAGAATTAGTTAAAATATCTTTGCTGAAATGTTAGATTGTAAAATAAAAGATAGCCACTATAAAAATACTCGTTTTTCAACTAAAAAAGAGCAGGATTTAAACACTTTCAAAAAAGAGAATATTACTCAAGATTTGGACGAAGTGAAATTTATTGCTCAAGAAAATTTACAATTTTTTCAATCAATTTTAAAATCAAAAGGAAGTTTTGAAATTCCTAAAAAAAACAGCGTTTTATCAATTCGCACACAATCACAACTAAATGCTTTTTCAATATTTTTACAATTTATCGAAAAATACGGCGTTTTAGATTTTCTTTCAATTCAAACTTATACAATTGATGAAAAAACAATTTATACTTTATTAGAACTTTTGGAAACAAAAAAAATACTAAAATTGCAAATAATTATGACTGAAACTGCAATTTTTAGAATACCTAAAATTTATAAATTATTAAAAGATTTGTTTCAAAACAAAGAAAATTGTAATTTAGCGTTTTATTGGGTACATTCAAAAGTTCATTTATTGCAATGCGGAAATAAAAAATTTGTAATTGATGGTAGTGGAAATTTTAGTATGAACGCTCAAGTTGAACAATATAATATTTTCCATTCAGACGAAATGTTTGATTTCGATAAAGATTTATGTGAAACTTTTTATTTTGGTCAAAAATTAAGAAAAAAACACGAGATTTATAAAAATTTCTAAAATGCCCGGTGGATATAAAAATATTAATGGAAAAGATGGCGTAAAGTTTACAGCCGATAATAAAGTAGCTGAAAAGTGGACTGAAACAGATGCTTTAAGATTAGGAAACAATTTAATCGCTTGGCTAATGGAAGCTGACGAAAATATTTTCTTTGACGAATTTATTCATTTAGTTGCTAAAGAAGAAGATTATACGGGTAAATTATACGCTGATATTTTAAGTTATTTATCGGATAAATATTCGTCGTTTTTAGAATTACACAAAAAAGCTCAATTAATTGAGAAAACAAAACTAAAAAAATTTGGTGCTTTCGACAAACTGAATGCATCAATTGTTAAATTTGTTTTAAGTGCTGATTATGGAATGACTGAAAAAACGAAAACAGATATAACTTTAAACGACATTAAGAAATCAAAAGCAGATTTATTCCCAACAATAGATGAAATGCAGGACGAATAAAAATCTAAAGTTTCTACGCGAAACTTATGAAAATAAGCATTTTATCGGAGCTATTTTAGAAGGAAGTTCTCGTAGCGGGAAAACGATAAGTTCCGTTGATTTTATTATTTATTTGGGTTGTACCGAAAATAATAAAATTATAAATATTGTTAGAGATACTTATAACTCATTTAAAACTACCCTTTATTTAGATTTTCACAAACGATTAAAAGATTTTGGATTTTCAAGTCCTTTTGAAGATAGCAAAGAAGTAGCCTCTTTCAAACTTTTCGATAATCAAATTAATTTCATTGGAGCAGATAAACCATCAAAATTTGAAGGTGCTGGAGCTGATTTTTGGTATTTCAACGAAATGTTAGATATTCAAAAAATGATGTTTGATTTGGCTGAACAAAGATGTAGGGTCTTTTGGTGGGGAGATTATAATCCAAAAGCCGAAAAGCATTGGGTTTATGATAGGATTTTAAAACGCTCAAATGTTGCATATTGTCATTCGACATTAATTGATAATCCGTATATTTCAGCAATTGAAAAGCAAAAACTAAAATCATACGAACCAACCGATTTTAATATTTTACAAGGAACAGCCGATAAGTTTATGTGGAATGTTTATGGACTTGGTTTACGTTCGGCAAGTGAAGAAACAATTTTCAAAGAATATGAGTTTTTTGATAATGTTCCATCGGCTTATGATTTTAAAATCTATGGGTTAGATTTTGGGTACTCAAATGACGAAACCGCTGTATGTGAGGTTATTATAGATGGTCATAATTTGTACATTACTGAAATTCTTTATGAAAAAGGTTTAACAAATCCTGATATTTACGAACGATTAAAACATTTAGATAAAAATTGCTATATCGTTGCTGATAGTGCCGAACCTAAGTCAATTACTGAATTAAGAATTTTAGGATTAAATATTATTCCTGCGATAAAAGGAGCTGGAAGCATCAATTATGGAATATCAAAAATCAAAAATTATCGAATGTTTTTAAATAATAATTCGCCAAATCTTATCACAGAAATTCAGAATTATAAGTGGCAAAAAGAGAAAGACGGAACAATTTTAAACGTTCCAATTGGTGGTCAAGACCATCTGAATGACTCGATACGTTATAGCCTTTCTAAATTTCAACGCTAATTTACATTAACCCCCATCAGAACAATAATTAATTTTGTTGCTATTTTTTTCGTTTCTAAAATTTGGATAAATCACGAAATTTGCAATTACACATTTAATATTTTATTTTTGTAAAGTTAAATTTAAAACAAAAATATTATGTCAGAAATATGTACGTGTGGAGCTGGAATATTAAATCTAGGTGCTCCAGTTTGTCAAGAGTTGCTAGGAGTAGCACGAAAATTAGTATTCGTATCGATTTATGCGGACGATGGAACGCAAAACAGAATAACATTAGCTTCTACGTTTGGTTCTGCTGAATATGTTGCTTTGGTTAATAATGCAGACCGCTCAAAAAGATGGTATCCTTCGCAAGTTCTTGATAATGTCGATATGCCAATGGCAGACCCGAATTATGAGACAATGGAAAGCGATGAGAAATACTTCGTTTCAAACGGATTACGAACGCTTAAGGCTTCGATTATGAAGCAATCGGCTGTAATGCTTGGCAAATTAAATTCTATCCGTTGCAATTCAGATGTTGGAATTTATATCATTAATACTGAAAATGGTATTGAGGGCGAAGTTTCAAGCGATGGTCTTTATTTAGAACCGATAAAAATAAATACAGGTGCATTTTATGCAATGTTGGAACGAGCAAAAGATAAAACCTTACAAAAAATCATTCTTAATTTAGAATTTTCAAGATTGGTAAATGAAGCTAATTTAGCTAATTTGACAGTTACAGAATTAGGATTTTCAGCTTTAGCAATTGATTCTTTATTAGACGTTAATGCAGTAGTTTCAGGCGAATCAACGACAGGCTTTACCGTAGCTTTAAAATTAGATTATGGAACTGCTAAAACAAAAATACCAGTTACAGGATTATTAGTAACTGACTTTAAGTCATACTCAACAGCGGTTGCCGAGAAAGTAAGAAACGTAACAACCGCAGCCGATGTTGCAATAACGTCAGTTACAGAGGTGTCAGATGGTGTTTATACGTTTGTATTTTCAGCACAAACAGCAGCCGATGTGATTAAAGTTGATTTAATAAAAACAGGCTACGAACATACAACAATTTCAGCAACATTAGCTTAGTATGATAAAGTTAGGAAATACTTGGTTCAATCCTATTGAGGTTCGTAAAATGACTTTAAAGCAGTTTACCGAGACTTATAAGGACTTATTGAAAGAATATCCTATCAAAAAGGCTTATATTGAGTTAGGAGGAAAAATTAAAAAAAAGTAGGTTTTCCATAGTTTTAATTTTTGGTTAGTAAAAAAAACCGAGTAATTAGTTTTATTCGGCTTTTTATTTTGATGAATATACTAATATCTTTGACGAACGAATGTACATCATTAAATAAATATTATTAAGTTTGTAGAACAATTAAAACGTAAGCCATAATTAGATTGAAAGATAGAAAACTTTAAATTATGAAAGAAATAATTGAATATTTAAGAAAAAATAATATTGAAGCAAAAATGTTATTAAATTACAACGGATTAGATTTATTTGAGTTTAATTTATATGATTGCAAAATTAATATTATCGCAGATAAAAATATTAGCTTAGATTATTTCAAAAAAGAGGCGAATAAACAATATTTAGAACATTTAAAAAATCAATATAATATGTTTAATTTACTAGCAAAAAAATATATTGCAAGAATTGAGAATTACGAACCAACATTAAAATAATACTATGGAACATGTTAAATTTACTCGAGAAGAAAGTGAGTTAATTTTAGGAATATGCCAAACAGGTTTAGCGACTATTAATTCTGGTTCTAAAAGTGATAAAATTTCTGCTAAAAAAGGATTAGATTTAATTGTAAAATTAACAAAATTTTTTATTTTCCAAGATGAAGAATTACAAAAAGCAATGAGTGAATTAGATGCTGTTATTAAATTAGCGGAAGAACATAATCAAAAATTAAAAAATAATTTGACATAAATAAATTTGATAAAATTAAATAATTCACTACTTTTGGAAAACCAAATGTTAAAAAATGAATTATTATCATCGAATTTCTACGCTTCCGATGTTGCGTTTTCACTTGATAAATAAAACAGGAGACCTTACTCTTTTACTAAAAAGCCCCGATTTATTATTACCAAAAGACATAGAATTCGAGGTTGTTTGGAATCGTATTTATACAGAATTTTTAGACTATTTCAAGCTACATGAAAATTTATTATATTGGAAATTTCTAAAAAAGAAATATGCTAATTTAGCCGTTGAGGCTATGAATGATGATAAAAAATATTTGAAAACATTCGCAGAGGTAATAAAAAAAGAAGCTGACGACCTTATAAATATGTTGGAAGGTGGCGACATTGCGACTATGCAAACCGCTTTAGAAAAACATCATGGTCGTAAATTTGACCCGATGGAGGAAACTGTCGTAACTTGGTTTAAGGCAATAAATAAAATGAATAAAAATATATGAACTTAGAAACTGTAATTACAATATCATTGTTTGCATTAATTTGGGAAGCAACTAAATTTGCCTTCAAAATTGGAATGACATTTTTCTTTCAAAAACAACATGCCGATGCTGTTTTGAAAAAACAAATATCAATAAAAGACCGATTAAAAATAGCAAATGTCGCAAAAAGTAAAAAATAATTGTCGTGGCAAACGAGGCTGTAGAGTTGCTTATATTTTGCCTACTTGTATCAGGAGTGAACAAGTTCATAAACGATTGTTTCGACAGCGATATGATACTAAGAAGGTATTATTTAAGGCTCGTTTATTATTGGATAAAGTGGCGTAAAAATAAGACAAAACGGCAATTTCTTAAACCGCTTGGACTTTGTATTTATTGTATGAATTTTTGGATTACGTTAATTTTATTTATGTTATTTTACGGCATAAATCTTAATGTTTTGCTTTGTTTTGGCGGAACACATCTATTTTTAAAGATATTTGAAAGAGGTTAACAGCATCTTTTTTGTCCATCTTGCTTTTTGCTTTTCGATGTCGTATATTTGCATTTATGAGCGATGTATTAGAAATGTGCGACAGATTTATAAAGTTAAGCCTTAGCAATTTAATGCAGGACATATTCTCTCGATTTGATGTCCGTTGGTTTGTAATAGAACTAAACACGAAAGAACAGCTCTACGAAAAAGGTATCGACAGTAAAGGTAAATCACTAGGAGACTATGCTCCATTTACCATTGACCGTAAAATTGATAGTGGTTTGCCATATGATAGAATCACTTTATTTGAAACAGGCGAATTTTACGAAAGTTTTGAAGTAAAAGTATATAAAGAAGATATTGAAATAGTTGCAAACCCTGATAAATTCGATACAAAAACAGGCAAAAAGTCAAATCTATACGAAGACTTCGGAATTGATATTGTAGGTTTAACCGATGAAAACACCGTGAAATTGCAAGAATATCTATTGCCGTTAATTCAAGCTGAAATAATGAAATTAATATGAACTATACATCTATACATAATTTGCCTATATTTAACTGGTATAAAATTCACGAAACGAATGATTTGACCTATTTATTAAAAAATCCAAAAGAAAAACACTCGTTAAATTTAGCTGAATTATGGTTAGAAATATGCGATGAGTATTTGACAGAATTTGGTACAAACGAAAAGCAATTGGAATATATCAGATTGATGAAAGAAGCAACAGAATTATATGCAAAAGTTGCTAATGGCGAGCGTGATAAATTGACCTTTGCGATGTTGTCCGATGCTAAAATTCAAGAAATTCAATCTACATTTGCAAATTATACGTTTAAAGATATTTATTCAGATGTGCAAAAAATGAGTAATAGATATATCGATATTTATAAAGAGAGTATTTACTCTTTCGTTTGTTTAATTAATAGTTTTAAGAAATAATGGCAAAAATTAAATATACAGACCTTGCCGAAGATGGTGCAATTGAGCAACTAAGAAAAGAATTTGAGTTGTTAAAAAATTCTTTAAAGGCAGTTGACGACATCGCTAAGATGCTTAAAATAGACATTTCAGAGATATCAAAAGCTGTCAATAATAGCAATATAAATACATTAAAAGGTCAGCAAGATATTGAGAAAGGGTATCGAGAAACTAAAACGAGCGTTGAGGCTTTAAATTTACTAGAAAAAGAAAAAATTAAACTTGAAAAAGAGTTAATAAAAAATCAAACACAACTAGCCGTTGAGATTGAAAAAAGCAGACTAGCATTAAACGAACAAAAAAAAGTAAATAGAGAAGCTGCAAAGGAAGAAAGCGGATTAATCGGATCATATCAGAAAAAAGCAAGGTTATTAAATGAATTAAGAAATAGATATAAAGATTTAGCAGTATCAGGAAAAGGAGCAGAAAAAGGAACAACAGAGCTTCGCAAAAGCATTGAAAAACTAGATAAAGAGTTAAAAGATGTTGATGCTCAAGTAGGACAAAATCAAAGGAGTGTAGGTGATTACGGCAAAGCATTATCTAATTTTGGTAATTTATTAAAAACAGGATTAGGATTTGTCGGAATTACAGCAGGCTTTGAAATGCTGAAAAAAGGTTTTATGGATTTTGTTACCGTAACTCAAACAAGTGGAGACCTTTTCCGAGAAAATATGAGCGGGATGTCATTTGCTTATGATACATTTTTACGGAACATTAATACTGGTAATTGGGATAATTTCTTCGGTAATTTAAGCAAAGCATATAAAGAGGGGAAAAAGTATGAGCAATTAATGGACGAAATGACGGAGCGAAATTATGCTTTAAGTATTGCCGAAGCTGAAAAGAATTTGGAATATTCAAAACTTGAGAAGAAATTAAGAAATGCAAGATTATCAGAAGAAGAACGTATAGAAATAGGTAACGAATTACTTAAACTAGAAAACGACTATTTAGAAAAGAATTTAGCAGTTAAGCAAAAAGCATACGAAGCTGCTATATTTCAAGTTAAAAGTAAAATGGGTATGACTGAGCATGAATTTAAGTTGTTTGCAGAGTCGTACAATGATATGGACGGTATTAGAGAACAATCTAAAAACTATCAAAATGCCTTGATTATTCAGCAAACTAAAAATTTACAAAATTTTACGCAAGAGCAAATTGATGCCTCTGAAAAATACTTAAAAATATTTTATAATCAAGATAAAGCTACACAAACCCATATTAAACAATATACACATCTTTTAAACACTTACGGAAAAGGCACAGATGAGATTGTAGAGCCGGCAATTAAAGCATGGGTTGACTACATTAACGCTCAAACAGAAAGCGAAAATAAAACTAAAAGAGCCGAAGTTTATACCAACAACATGATTGCTTCTAAAGAAAAAGAAACCAAAGCGACAAAAGACCAAACAAAAGCATTAGAAGATTATAACGATGAATTAGATAATACAAAATATTTATTATCAAGAACCGACCAAGATATTCAGATATCAATAGAAAAGAAAAAAGAATTAGACGAAAAAAACAAAACTTGGACGGAAAACTTTTTAGCTAGTCTTTTAGCTACTGCTGATGAGACATCTAAAAAACTAGACGACGAAGAGGAAAAAGAAAAAGAGCGTATCGAAAATCGCAAAGAAATGGCACAAAAGTCAGTCGAAGTAATTGACGAAATCTATAAAAAATCAAATGAGAAACGTATTACGTTAATCGACAAAGAAATTGAAGCAAACGAAAAACGAGTATCTTTTTTGAGTAGTTTAGCTGAAAAACAAACAGAAACATCAACGGCAAATTTAGCTTACGAAATACAAAAACAAGCCGAATTAGAACGAAAAAGAGAAAATGAATTGAAGAGACAGCAAAGAATAGAACTTGCAATGACGGCTTTTAAAACATACTCTGCAAATGCCGATAAAGACCCGAAGTCAGCACTAACAAACACAATTAAAGATATTACCTTGTTACGTGCTTTTATTTCTGTTTTACCGTCGGCACTTGATGGAGCTATTGATACAGGAGACGGAGGAGACCTTGACAAAGATGGAGGTATGTTATGGAAAATTCACAAAAAAGAATTGATTATGCCCGAAAAACCAGCAACCGAAATTCGTAATACTTTGGGCAATAATTTTGCGTTTGATGATATTGCTACGGCGGTTAAAGAGAAAAAAATAAGAGACCGAGAAATTATGATAAGTGAGCGATTTCAAAGCAATAAACAAATCATTCAAAAACTAGACGATTTACAGCAATCAATTGAAAACAAGCCAGCTTATATGGGTCGTGATTATGATGCTACGAATAAAGCTATTGTTGAAACAATTATAAGCAAGTATAAAGTGGAGCGTAATATTCAGAAACTAAAAATCTAGACATGTACGGCAAAAAAGGACGTGTTAAATTTGAATTGTCAGGAGCAGAAATTAATGCCCCTACTGAATGGCAAGATATGAACATCTTAGCTCAGTTCGACAACGATAACGTACAAGCAAACATAAGTACAGATACGTTTACATTCGTTTTAGATGCTTACACAAAGTTAATAGCACATATTGACGACGGGTTGACTGGTGGCGTTGGAATTTTTGAAAGCCCCGAATTTAAAATTATCGGATTTAACGACACGAATAACGAGCTTATATTTTCGGGAATGGTTGACTTGGCTAGTAATATTGAGATTGACGAATTTTCAAAAACGATTAAATCCAAAATAAAAAAGGATAACGGCTTAAATTCCTTAGACGATAGGTTATCAGCCTTGACTTACGGATGGTTAGAAAATCAAGGCTATTTTAAAAATTCAGATTATAAAGAAATAGAATACGTAGTTGAAAAGAAAATCAATTCGTTTGAAATTTTAACGACCTCAATTATAATGTATTTAATGCTTAAAGAAATTGCCGAAGCAAGCAAAGATACATCGGAAAAAATCGCAGTTGCTCAAGCGTTGGTCGCTCAGGCTTCAATAGGTAGTGGAATAAGTGCTGCATTGTATGCTGTTGCTGTTGCTATTATACAAGTCGCTTATACAGCGTTATTATTAGCAACGGTTGTTGATTTAGGCAAAAATTTAATAAATACTTTCGTATTGCCGAAGCGAAAAGCCAAAACAATTAGCTTAGAAAAATTAATATCAGAGGTTGCAAGATATTTAGGCTACTCATTTGAAACAACCGTTTCTGATATGTCGAAAATCTATTATTTACCGTCTAATTTGCAATTTGACGAAGTCGGAATAAAAGGCTTTGTTGAACGTGTACACGGCACAGAAAAAGGAATACCAAACGTAACCGATTACGGCTACTCTGTTATCGATATGTTTAACCTAGTTAGAACGACTTTTAACGGCAGATTTGCTATTGTAGATGATGTTTTGCATTTTCACAATGAATACTCTGATTTTTGGCTTAAACAATCTACTTTCGTATTGCCAAACGTACAATTAAGACCAACAAAATACAACACCGATTTTAATGCAAATTTCTTAGTCGAATTTAATACAGATAGTTCAGATGATTGGACAATTGATAATTTTTTAGGAACGGTTTACGAAGTCATTACAGAGGCAAAAATAATTGATGTAAAGAAACGCAAAGCATTAAAAGGATTGGAGCGTATTACGGTTAATTGTGCTTTAGGCAATAAGAAAACTAGCTTAAACGCCTTTGAAAAATTCTTACGAACGGTTGCAAATGTCATGGACGGAGTTATTGATACGTTTGGAGGAAATGGCAACCTAGAAAAGTCAATAAAAGACAAAGTAAATATTTTAAAAATTAGCTCAAATAATTATAATTTACCTAAATTATTACGATATTCTGGCGACAATTTGCAGCAAAGAAATTTATTATCTGCAAAATATTTGTATGATAATTATTATTTTGGGCGGTCAATGGTCGAAAATTCATACTTCGGTCAAAAGAAAATCTACGAAAATATTAAAATACCGTTTGGTTTTAATGATTTTTTGAATTTTATAAATAATTCGTACTTTTACACGCAAGATGGTAAAGTTGGCAAAATGGAAAAAATAGAATACAATATTAATGGAGACTTTGCAATATGTTCATTTTGGATTCGAGAACCTTATACTTACAACCTAAAAGAAATTAAAATTGAGCCATAATGGAAAAGCAATTTAAAGAAGCGTTAAAAAACATTGAGATTTTAAGCAAAAATCAAGATTATATTTTCCATAGAATTATGAACGAATTAACCAAAATTGACAATAAAGAACAAAGGGAATTTTTAGAAAACAGTTTAAAACTAGCTAAAAAAAACGAATTAAAAGTTGTTGATTTTGTAGATAAATTAAAGGAGTTCAATAAATGAGTGTACAGATAACCATATACGAACAAAAATATTTCAATCAGTTAAAAAACGATTTAGATTTTGCAACTGAAACGACTGATTTTACTTATAACTGCTCAGGCTCAGTTATGGAGAAAATAAAGTTCGTTCAAAAAATTGGGATTAAATGGTTTGCTCAAGGCGACATGACGTATTTATGGAGTGTTACGACTTTAGGCTCTGATAAATATAAAATAGAACGACAAGCCGGCTCGTTTATTCAAGACGGTATCGCAATAGGTGATAACGTGGACTTTGTGGCGACCGATTTAGCAGGAAGTTCAACAACAACTAATGATGCCGCTGTTGAGTATGTCGAAGATTTATATTGCATTGTTCAATTGTCAGTACCCGCAGCACCGCAAAACACAGGTATTTTATCAAGTGGTTTTTTGCATGGGAAAAGTTGGCTAACATCTTTGATTTATTCATATGGTTTGATTCCAAACGATGAAAATTTTAACGTAATTTCTAGGGTCTCAGGAAACGACCAAGCATATTATAGTGGAGCAGTTGGTTTAGATGATGGAGAGGGCGACCGATTAACAACATACGTTGATATGTTGCCATTAGGAGCTTATAGAGATTGGGTTGATGGAACTTGTCGAGTAAAATTCATTCAAGATTCAGGATATGAACAACAATTTGAGATAGAACATATATTTTTAATCGCTCCTTGGTACTTAGACGGCGACCTTGAAAATTTACAAAACGGAGTTATTCGTGAGGATTTAGTCGGTTTAAATTCATGTAAATATGTGTATAAGACCGATTTCAGAACGGCATTATCGAACCCCAACACGTCTAAAATTAAGATTGTCGATTTAATGAAAGGTTCAATCGGAGATTTTAACGAAAATTTCAACGGTTACGAAAATGTTTATTCGATTGATTCAGTAAGCTATATCGAAACATCAACAGGAAATTCAGCAAGTGGATTAATAATTGGTAGTAAAACAACAGTTATAATTATTGTTAGTAAAGTAGGTAATATTGTAGCAGGTGGAGACGAAGCTATTGTTGGATATGTCTCATATTTACCAAGCGAAAATGAGTATGAAGATACCTACACAGATTTAGAGACAAATTTCATGTATGACGGTTTGCGATGTGTTGTTGATGTAGCTGCGGAAGTTGGCACAGAAATAATAAAAAGAATAGTGTCAGCAAACGATTCAGGAAAACAAGTTATTGAAATTGATGTCGAATTTGCCGAAGCACAACAATCACGTTTAAGTGCGGAGTCATATTTTTTAATAGGTATTTTAATAGGTGATAGCTCGTTGGATTCAGTCTATTCAAATAGAGTTAATTTATTAGCAGACGTTAATAATTTCGATTTGTCGGCTGACATACCCGATTTGATAGGGTGCGATGAAATTATTATTTATCAACATACAAACGATATTATAATATGATAGACAAACTAGGTATATTTGCCGAAATAAAAGCAACTATTTTAGAAATTGAACCGCAAGCGATATTGATTGCTCACGGTAGCCGTATAACTGAAAAAGTACACGAACACGGCAATAAATGGGATTTTGATATATTGTTGCAAAATGTAGATTTAAAGCATTACGGCAAAATAAAAAATTATCTGTGTAATCATTTTGGCGAGCGTGTAGATGAGTTTGGAACGAAAATAAGAATTGATTTAAGTATTGATATAAATAATAGATTCAAAAATGGCAGCAGGTTATAATCTAATTTCCGTCAATCCGAGCGTATTTCCGTCAATACATGGTTATACTGGTGCGTTGCCTACTGGTGCTGTTCATGGAAGCCTTGTTTATATCAATGGAGATATTTCGCAATTATACACGCTTAAAACAGAAAATCAAGTATTTAATGCTTTATTCGATTCTTTGGCATGGGTTCATTTGCACGACCAGACATATACTATTAATAGCATTATTGTTAATGGTGTTGAGTATTTAAGCGAGCCTATTTCTATTTTACGATTAATCATAAACGACAATTATTTTAGTGTTGCAGGATTTACGGCAACACCAGCCGTTTATGCTGGTGCAAATACTTATAATAATTGGGTAAAATTTATAAATGATACTTTTATTAGTTTGGGCGTTCCATTAGAAGCTAAAATGTATCAACATGCTACTTATGGAGCTAATTTAATGCACATATCTTGCTCATTGGGGGACACTTTTAATATCGAGGTTCAAAACGAAAGCTCAATAGGTACAGATGATTATATATATAATTTAGAGCTTACGGCAACGGAATATAATGCTTATGTTAACGGTATTTTACAAGGCACGATTGAAACGATAAACGATTATGATGATGGTTCAAATATAGCTAAAATGGGCTGGTTTGATACTTTATCAAGCGGTTTAGGTTCTGCTACAAGTTTAGCACTTTATGAAGCAAAAGGCGGCTTTTATATTGAAGATGGTATAATTGCCGAATATTCGCAATTTTGGATTGACACGGCAAAAGATGTTTTAATTCAAGAGTTAAAACTAAAATTACTAGCTTATAACAATTTAACTCAATCGTTTTTCGAGCTTGATTCTTTCGTTATTCCTATAGCTAATACCGTAGTTGTTGGCGGAGTACAGCAGTTTAATATTAATACTATTCGAGGATTCAAATTAGCTAGTGGCGACCAATTTAACTACGTGAAAATCATTAAAGGTTCACTTGTTGGCACAAAACAGTATTATCGCATAATTGTAGCCTTAAAATTAACTTGGGCTGATTGGCAAAAGCAACTAGATGCCGACACCGTGTTTTATGATTCGACAAAACCGAACAATAATTTAAACAAAAAATCAAGCAACTATTCCGAAAAACAAAGCTATTCGATTAAAATTTCTTTATCGGCAAATGTAACTGGATTAAACTCTTTAGGCGTGCAAGGTCAAACCGATTACGAATTATTAAGTCCTCCTTTGAAAATTCGAGATTATGATGAAAGCGACAATTGGAGCTGCGAAATTGAGACGGTAGATTTTGCAACGGCAACGCCTTTAATTGGAGCAATATTAACAGATAGGTACACCGAGATTCAAGTTGAGTTTACAAAATTAACTGGGGTTATTGGAGCGATTGAGGAATATTGTGCAATAATTAGACTTGAAAAAACAGGACAAAATGGATTAGAAATTTACGAATTGTCAAGTTTACGAAGTTCAATGATTGACAATTTATTGATATTAAACCCAAATGAAGATATTATAAGTATTGGGGATACTACTACAATAAACGCAAATTGCTTAATCGATTATACTAAACTAGAAAGTGGATCATCTTATAATATTTCATCAAGATTAATTGAAACACCAGTAACATGATACAATTAAACCTAACATACACATCGATTGATGTTAATAATGGAATAGTAAGTAAATTATTCGGTTCTATTATACCTAAAATACTTGAGATACCAACTAATGACATTTGTTATTGTCAGTTCGACTGTGAATATTATGAGAAGGTATTTGCTACGGTGGACGGTGTAGATTGGTGGAAAAATGATAAATCAACTTTACCATTATTTCAAAAAATAGTCGCTACCGATACAATCACATTAGAGATGTATAAAGATGGTGTTAAAGTCGATGATGTCGATAATAATACTTACGGCGACTTTTACGATAGTTTTTCTTTAGCTCCATTGTATGTTGGATTCGTTGCGGATTGGTTTAAGATTAAAGAAGTTTTCGGATATGGAAATTATTATTTTAAAGTATTGTACACGCAAATCGGAACGTCTAAGGAATATTTTACTCACAATTATAGATTGATGCCATATTCTGACTACTTGGCAAACGATACCGTAAGAATTGAAAGTTATCAAACAGGGGGAATTTTATCAAGTCCTTTCGATTTTTCTTTATTGCTTCCCGAATTACCAAATGGTTGGTATAACTCTTACAGAATTAAAGGAAATTTCGGCAAAAAAACGCCAAAACTAGAAGTAGTAAATTATGTAAATTCAAACTATGTTTTACAGCAAATTCAAGACAAAATAAAAATAGAATATCAACTAGAAACGAATTTGTTGCCGTCCGATATTACAAATGTGTTAGTCTATGACAATATGCTAAGCAATACATTATTAATAACTGACTATAATATATTTAACTCTGAAATATTGCGTAGAATTAGCGTATATCCTATTGACATTTCAATCGTAAAACATTTAAAAAATAATCGTAATCAAGTATTTTCAATCAAATTTGCAGATAAAAATGAGAACAATATTAAATCGAATAATTAAAAATGTGCCGTTGTGGGTGCTTGTCTTATTGAGTTTTCCGATTTGGTTATTTCCAACAATCTATAAGTTTGGTTTAATTTTTCACGATAATTTGATGCAAAAAATAATTAAAACAGAAACAAAATGATATTAAAAGACGTTAATAAAAGATATACAAAAGAAACTCCGAAAGCGATTGTAAAATCGTACGGAAATGCTTTAGGAAATATTAATCTTAATTTCGGTTTTGATTATTTGAATACATTGCAATCGGACGAGGCATTGATAAAGGCTTTCACATCAACACCCGAAGTGTACGGAGTCATTAATTATTTAATAACGGCAAAGTCTAAAGTTCCGTTTATAATGAAAAATGCAAAAGGCGAAATCATTACCAAACATCAGATTTTAGATTTGTTAAAAAAACCGAATGACTATCAAAGTTGGCACGAATTTTTGAAACAAAATTTTGCTTATGATTATGTAGTTGGAAATTCGTTTATGAATATTTACCAATGCGTTGGTTTTAAGCCTCAATCATTATTTAATTTGCCTACATATTTAACCCAAATAATCACAAAAGACAATGTTCAAACGGCAGATTTTAGAACGAATAAAGTAACTGGTTATAAATATTTATCAAATGGAATTGATGCGAAATTAATTGATGCAAATAATATTTTGCATCGAAAAAGAATAAATCTAAATTTCAGCAATGGTCAATACTTATTGGGGGTAAGTCCTTTGTTATGTTCAAAGATGCCTATTAACTCGCTAATAAGCGGTTATGAGGCACAAATGAGCATCTTACAGTCAAGGGGTGCTATGGGTGTACTAAGTTCTAAAGTTGCAGATATGCCGATTCGAGATAAAAAGGGGTTGTATCAAGAATATTACAATAGTTTTGGATTGGGTGCTGACCAAAATAAAGTGATGATTACGAACGAAGCCGTAGATTATATACAAATGGGCTTGCCTATTTCAGAATTGCAAATTAATGAAACAAATTTAAGTTCGTTTGAGGCGGTTGGAGTTGCTTTGAATTTCAATATTTCTTTGCTAAAAAATACGGGTGCTTCAACTAGAGATAACATTTTGTTATTTGAAAAGCAATTGTGGTCAAACTGTTTAGTTCCTGAATTAAACGATTTTTATGTAGACTTGACAAACTCGTTAAAATATTTTTGGAAAGAAGATTTTACAATTGAGCCTGATTTTTCAAGCGTAGAAAGTTTACGAAAAGATAGTAAATTGTTAGCAGAAACTCATAAAATTCAGCTTGAAAGTGGACAAAAAACACCAAATCAAATTATTGAGGAAAATGGTGGCGAACGCTCAACACTTCCTGAAATGGATATGTATTATATCGCAGGAGGATTAAAACCAATAAATCAGCCTTATGTTGAACCGACTAAGCAATATTAATATTTGGATAAAACGGCAAATTTGCATTTTAATTATTCGTTTTTTATTTTTGCGAGTAAATCGTATGTTATGGAAACGAAAATTGATAAAAAGAAGTTAAAAAAAGACAAAGAAAAAATTGTCAAATCAAACGAAATTGTAAAAAAATGATTGAAATTCCAACATTTGAAACAAAAGAACAATTATACTCTTATTTAAGAGAAAATAAAAACATCTTTTTAACTGCGAAAAAATCAGTTACAAAATTCGCAGATAGTGTGAATTTTGGATTAGCCGAAATCATTGAAAATTCCGAAATAGTTTCAAAATCCGAAACAACATTAGATATTACCGATTTATCAAAATTTACGGTAAATGCTGTAATTAATACTACTAATTTATTGGATAGTCATGGAGACGTTCATATTGACGGAATTTGGAGTAAATCAATAAAAGAGCAAAAGAATTTATATTTGTTAGAAGAACATAAAATGTCTTTTAGAAATATCATATCGGATAAGGTTACAGCAAAAGTAAAACAAGTAAGTTGGGAAGATTTAGGTTTTGATTTTTCAGGAAATACTCAAGCATTAATTTTTGCGGCTGAAATTGAAAAGAACCGAAACGAATATATGGCAGAACAATATTCAAAAGGACGTGTTAAAAATCACTCCGTAGGAATGCGATACGTCAAGATTGAAATGGCAATGGATTCTGAAAATAAATATGATATTGAAGAAAAAGCAGTTTGGGATAAATACATCAATATTATTGCAAACAAAGAAGAAGCAATTGCAAAAGGTTATTTCTGGGCGGTTACAGAAGCTAAAATAGTTGAGGGGTCAGCTGTTCCACTTGGTAGTAATTTTGCAACCCCGACAATTAGCATAGGAAAAATTGAGCCGTTGAAGAACACTCAACAAAATAACGAGCCGTCAAAAGACACTCGACAATCAAAATCAAACAAAAAAGTATTATTTAATCTCTAAAATTTATCAAAAATGAAATTTACATTTAAAACAGCAGAAGAATTATCGGCAATGGACGATAATCAAAGAGCAACATATCACAATGCTATGAAAGCTCATTTGGAAAATATGGAATTAGAATTAGCAAAAAAAGCTACACCAGAGGAAGTAAAAAGTGCAAACAAAGAAGAAATTGAAGCACTTAAAAAAGAACTTTCAGAAATGAAAGAAACCGCAAAAACTCAAGGTGCTGAATTGACAGCAATGAAAGAAAATGCAGGCAAAGTTGAAAACTCAAAAAAGACTTTCAAACAGTTAGTAAAAGAAGCTTTAACAAGCGAAAGATTTAAAGAGTACACTAAACGAGGGTTTACAGGCAAATCAGGCGAAATTGAACTAAAAACAGTTGATTTAACCGCTGATTATACTGGAAACGTAATTATGATTTCAAGCACATCGCAAAGAGTTCTTGACGAACCAGCAAACAGACGTTTGAATATCCGTGACATTATGCCAGTTATGCCAACCGACAATCCAAACCATACATTCCCTGAAGTTTACGACTGGGATAAAAATGTTGCAATGGAAGCCGAAAATGGAACACTTAATGAAAGTGCTTTTAAAGTTCGTGAAAACTCAATTGGAACAAAACGATTAGGAACATACATTAAAATTTCTAAACGTATGTTAAAATCTGTTTCTTGGTTAGTTTATCATTTGTCAAGTAAATTGCCAGATGCTTTGAAATTCGTTGAAGATTTTCAAATTTTATTTGGAGATGGAGCAGGAAACAACTTAAGCGGTATTTGTAAAAATGCAACTGCTTTTGATTTGACTTACGCAACTTATGCTGGTGGAGCTTTCAGTTCTATCGCAGGATATGACGGAACAGCTAATACATTAGCAACTTTTGCTGCTGTTCATGGCTTAAAAAATGGCGATATTTTATCAGTTGCAAGTTCGACTGGTGCAACTTATGATGGCGACCATATCGTAAACGTAGTTAATTCAACGCAAGTATTGTTAAATCAAGCATACACTGCTGATGCTGGTATTGCGAACTGGACGGCAACGGCTAAAAATGCTTTGTATTTTAAAATTGACAATCCTCAAGAAATTGATGTAATTATTGCTGCAATTGCAATATTATCAAGAGGCGAGTATTTTGCAAGCGGAGTAGTTTTGAACCCGATGCAAATGGCAATAATTCGTACTTTAAAAGCAACTGATGATAATTATATCAAAGGTTCGATGATTGAAGTTAGAAACGGTATTACCTATATTGCGAATGTTCCAATTGTTGAAACCAACGCTATGCCAGCAGGTTATTTCTTGGTTGGAGACTTTCAAAAAGCTATTGAGCTTTTAGAATTTACCGCAATGACTTTAGAATTTGCAGACGATGTTTCTTATAAACTAAACAATGAGGTTGCTGCAATAATTTCCGAAGAGGTTATATTGCCAATATACAACAAGTATATGTTTATTTATGGAAGTTTTGCAAGTGCAATTACTGAATTAACTAAACCATAGTTACAATATAAATCGAATGCCCTGCCATGAAAATAGCGGGGTTTTCGTAGTATAAGACGTTAAATTTTAAAAACACATATCAAATGAAAAAATTAGCAATTATTTTAGTTTTATTCGCCTTTACCTTGAGTTTATCAGCTCAAATTTATGAAGGCAAAAAAGTACTTGGTCAATCCTCTGACACGATTAATAAAGACGGAATTAAAACGTATGACTTTAATATGTTTGGCGACAAGCCTTATAATTTCAGCGTATTAGTTAAAGTCGATAGTATCGCAGGATTTCCAAAAACAACAACAACTTTAGAATATTCCGTAGGTGGTTACGATTGGTTGCCATTGTATGAGAACGATTCTACTGTATTTTCAGTTACAAATGTTGCAGGAAATGACACGACCTTTATAATGTCGAATATTAATCAATTTATGGGTAATCATTTGCGAGTTAAAACAACGGCTGTGGATAGTGTCCAAACTGCAAAAGTTACGTATTTTATTAAAAATTGGTATATTAATAAATATTAGTTATGAAAATTATAATTGAAGGAAACGAACGAAAGGTTTTGACCTTTTTCAAACAAGCAAAAAATACAAAAGGAATTTCAGCTTTTGAAATTGAAGAAATATCAGAAAATGAAGTTGACAATGAGTTAATTGGTTTGTTAAACAGCGAAATTGAACAATTAAAAACTGAATTGTTGGAATTAAAAAACTCAAAAACAGTTGAAAATTTAGTTGAAGAGCCGAAAGTTATTGAAGAAACTGAAACAATTGAAAAAGTTGAAGTTGTTGAAGAAAAAGACGAAATTGAACCCAAAGAAGATAAAATAGAAATTAAACCGAAAGCAAAAGGCAGACCAGCAAAAAAATAATGTCGTTCACCGATAGTACATATTATAAAGGCTCTATAAAGTTACCAACGGCTATAACCGAAGGAGATTTAAACGATGATTTCGATTTGTTGATTGAACAAACGGAGGAAAAAATCTTAGTCGATTTATTAGGCTACGACCTTTATAAATCGTTTATTTTAGGATTAGCAGAAACAACACCATTACAAAAATGGTTAGATTTGCGAGACGGAAAAGAATACACGGTTGTTGATGGCGAAGGTCGGACAGTAATAGTAAAATGGGGCGGTTTAATTAATGCAGAAAAGAAATCTTTATTAGCCTTTTTTGTTTATTGCGAGTATTTAGAAAATGACTTTTTACATACTTCAACATCGGGAGCGAATAAGCAAAACGGTCAAAATTCAGAGCGTGCAACAATTTCGGATTTAAACACGAAATCACGAAAAGCGTGGAATAGCGGTTTGGACTTATACGGTTATGATATTGAAAGATTAATAGGTAAAAATGCAATTTTACGTTCAAAAAGGTATCAAAATTATTTATTGCATGATAGAAATGTTATAACTGACTATTATACAGAATTATTGAAACCAACAGCATACAACTTCATTTATGCAATGAATGAAATTGATGCAACTACTTATCCAAATTGGAATTTTACAATTAAAGAAAAAATTAATCATTTAGGAATATGAAAAAAATTATTTTAATTTTAGCGATATTTTGCTCATTTTTGACAGCAAATAGTCAAGTTACAAAAACGGTAAATATTGCCGATTTAACAACCGACACGACAATTTTTTTTACTAGAGATATATGTTATTATAATACGTCTTTAGGTTTTGCGGTTGTAATTGATGGATTAGCTGGCAGTGGTGGAACTTACGAATTTTTAAACAGTTATTCCGATACCGTAAAATTAGTAAAAACGTCAATGACATGGACGATTGCAACCGATACTATTTATGCTGTTTCCGATGTGTATATTCCTTTTACTTATGTCGGATTTAGAATAACAAAAGGAGCAATGACGTCGGGAACAATAAAGACTATTATAGAACGAAAAACACGTAAATAAAATGTTACAAACAGTTGATTTAGTTGGCTTGTTGGTTGACCAATTAAGAGAAACGTCAACTATAAGTAATGTTGTAAAAGCTGTAAATATCTACACGTTTATAACTGCTGATTTGAAAAGTTTAGCAGTTAATGACGAGCTTATTTTTCCTCAAATTTCAGCAACACAACTTTTTAAAATAAAAACAATTGACGTTTTAACGAATAAATTTACAGTCGAAAGTACGACTAATTTATCAACTGTAACTTATTGGAAGGCAGCAAGTCCATTTTATTATTACGGCACGCCTTTAGCTGTTAATAATGAATTTTTATTAAAAGAAAAATCAAGGGGTATTTTTATATTTTTATTCGAGCTTTTGAATCAAAAAATTGACAATGACGTAAATAGTTCAATTGATTTCGATGTCCAATTAGATATGTATTTTATGAAATATTCTCAGGTTCAAGATTGGACGACTGAAAATCATTATAGAAATGTCATTGACAAAACTCAAGAGATTGTTTTTTCGTTTATTGACGTTTTAAACAACGATAGTAGAGTTTACCGACCTAGCAATATTAGCAATCCATTATTTGCCGATTGGGGTACATTTTTAAAAGATAAAGGCTTTACCGATAGAATATTAGACCAGCATTTTAGCGGGTCAGGATTAAATTTCACATTACCAATTAAAAAAATTACATCATGTTAAAAAACACATTATTATTAATATTTATCGTATTATCGCTAAATATATTTGCACAAAATGAAGGTGTTATTATCGAGTTAGATAAATCGGCAAATGATACAACCTCGTTAAGTAATCGTATAAATGCTTTAGATACAGGCAAAGTTTCGACAAGTGGCGATACAATTTGGGGCGAAATATTTTTTAGAGAAAATATAAACATAGTAAGTCCAATATTATTAGATTCTTTGCAAGAAATCATTATGTATCAGAGAAAAATAGATACCCCAGATACAGCAATTGTAACAATTGAAAGTGATATATCTACGCCATTTATAAAATTAAAAACAGAGCTAAATGGAGATATAGGAAGTATGAGTATAAGTCCGTATGGCGTTATAATAAGTGCAGGCGGTATTTCAGGTACATCAACGATTTCGTCAAGCATAATCGCACTAGACGGAACGTTTGTAAGTCCAACCGATACAATAGCAGATGGAGATACAACCCCTGATGTTAGTGGAGGAAATTCATACGTTTATATTGGAACATCAAGTATAACGGTTACAACATTAGATAATGAGGTTGTAGATGCTATTTATGAGATAAGAGGAGGTTCAGATACTTTTACGGTAACAATAAATGACGGTGGCAACTTTTATTTGAATGGAAACGTCAATTTTACTATGGGAATTTACGACAATATTTATTTAAAATGTGTAGCAATAGACACGTTTGTAGAAGTTTCAAGAAGCAACAATTAATGAAACTATTTTTTTTAATATTATTTCCGTTTGCTTTGTTGGCTCAAATGCCGACAACTACTAAGTATTGGAACGCTTCGACTAATAATATTATAGTTGTTGGAACTGACACTCTTATAGCTATTGGAACAGACACCATAAAGTTAAGCAATATTGATTGGTCGATTAACGGATATATTCAAGGAATACCGTTAAAAACAAAAGCTACATTTACGCAATATCACAATTCAATAGCCGTAGATACTGTTTTCTTTAATAGGAATGTACACCCTTGCACAGTATTTGGCAATGTTGACTATTTAAACCAAATTTATTTTAAGTTTACAAATGCTGTTTTAGATGTTAACGGTTGCGAAGATGTACCTAAACAAATAACTGAAATAGCGATTTACGACACTGCGTTAACCGGATTAAATATCAAGTACGCAAGTGTTTATTTTGGAGTTCCTGACAAAGATTTAACGGCTTTAGAAGTCGGAGCAGGAAAGACTTATGCAACTGTTCAATTAGCGGTTACGGCTGCGACTGCTGGCGACACTATTTATATTTATTCTCAACAAGTTTACAACGAGACTTCTTTTATTTCAGTCGGTAAAACGGTACATTTAAAAGGAGTTGGTTATTGGCAAAACGAACAAGGCGGTTCAAGTGCTTATGCCTTTCTATTGAGCAATGCTTCTGGTACTTCAATTAGCGGAATGACATACGCAAATGACGGAACTAGAACGTATTTTATATTTGACAACGGAACAGACCAAGAAGTATATTTAAGCAACAATTATTTAAACTTAAATTCATATTTGAATTATCGAACAACTACGTCAACAGGTTGGACGATGAACAATTGTGTAACTAATAAAATGCGATGGTTACCCGGTATAACGATTACCTCATGTTATTTAATGAACAACTACGATTCTAAATGTACATTGCCGTTGGTATTAACTAATAATCTTTGCACAAATCTAAATGGTCAACCTATATTTCGTATTGGTTCGGCTTCTTGCATAAGCAAAGGAAACACATATAAAGTTAAAAATGATGCTTTTCAAATAGCTTTAACTCATGCAGGCGACAGCCTTTCAATGCGACATGATACTCTAATTAGCGATGATACAGCGATTGAAAGCTATATCACTAAATTAGACACTTCAACAGGCTACACGCTATATATTTACGATTGTTATTTTATAAACAATATCGCAACAGGAAACGCTTTTATTCGTGTTTATAATGTTGGATTCGAGTGTATTTCTAATTCGTTTATCTGTAATTTTCCTACGGCATTTTCAAACGCTTACTTTACTCATTATTCAGGGGTTTACAACGTACAGCCTTGTAAAATGAATTATAACTACTCTTATAGTAATTATATGACTGGAAACGGATTATTTGTCGGAGCAGAGGACACTACTACGAATGTGTGGAATGGTTGCGAAATTATCGGAAATCATGTTATTGCTGGATTCAATTACAATCCATTGGCAACAGGCTTTTATCATAATATTTTCTACAATAACGGCTACAATGCTGTTATTAAGTATAACATAAGCGAGGACGGTCAATACGGTTACGTTATAAAGAACGGCAAAAATAACTTACCTTATACATCAGGCGGAGTGTTTTACAACCTTGCGATTAACTGTACAAGAGGTTTTCACTTCGCAGGAATGAGCGACTGCAATATTTATAATAATACAGTCGTTAACGACATTAACCACTCTACTAATAGCATGATTGGGTTTTACGTGCAAGGCAACAATGAAGAAATTGCAGATTCAATTCGATGGAGCAAAAATTTAACATTTAGAAACAATCTTTACTTTACGGATTTAGTAAATACTTCAATCGCGTATTATCTAGTTATTCAAGATGGAACGGAACGCAACGGCATCACAATAGAAAACGCTTTAGTTTATGGCTCAAATGAGATTCTTTGGGTCGGCGGTCAGAATTATACAGCATTAGCAGAATGTCAAGATTCAAGTTGGTTAGCGAACTCAATCAATGCAAATCCAAGTTTAACAAACGAATATCGTTTAAAAAACGGCTCAGTCGCTTTAGGTAGTGGTTTAAAACTTCCATATCCTTACAATATTGGCTTATTAGAAAATAGACAACCACTTGCACCAACAACCATAAACCAAGGCAACATTTGGGATTTAGGTGCTTATCCTAGAAACATTCGATACCCCTTAATTAGCAACGGTAAAATAGTAACAATTAATAATCAAATCTTAGTAACAGAATGAAAACAATATTAACAATTTTATTAGCTTTAGTTAGCTTAATTTCAGTAGGACAGATAAATGGTTTAGGCACATTCTACGCTCCCGAAATTTCCGCAACAGGAAAAATTACAACGCCCGAAATTTATTTTGAAAATACTTTAAAATCTACATGGATAGGTGCAGGTCAGAATAGAATAGAACATGCTAGCGGTCGGAATACTGCAATCGGTTACGGTGCTTTAGGTGCTGGTGCAAACACAAACAAACAGTATAATAGTGCATTTGGCTATATGGCTGGTAGTGGTTGCCGTGGTGCTAACAATGTGTTTTTTGGGTATTTGTGCGGAAATAACAACACGGACGGCGACAATAATGTGTATATCGGCTACGCTGGTGGCTGGACAATGACCACAGGCGACAATAATATATTTATTGGAAATAATTCAGGACAAACCGGGTTAGGTTTGTTGAGTGGAACATCTTCAAATCGTTTCCAAATAGCCAACTCAACGACTTTAGCAAGTGTATTAATGAATTTCGATATTGCAGCCGATACAGGCTCTATATATGCAAGTACGAGAATAAAAGGAGATTTTACAGTAACAGGAACGATGCAGTCAACTGGCTATTTGCTAAACGAAAACCCACATGCTTTTTTCTCTAAACGTGATACTTCTGGATTTACACTAGCTTTAGAACAATGGGGTTGGAAATCATTTACAGGATTATCAGATATTGAAAGTTATCAAGTAGAACGATTAACAAACGATACAATGCAATATCAAGGCACAAGAAATTGCCACATGGATATTAAAGTAAATATGAATGCAACCACTTCTAGTGCAAACGATGATGTATGGCTTAGAGTTGTTAATGTTAGAACAGGATTTATAACTTATGGAATGGCATTAAGTGGAGGTGCTAACAATTATAGTAGTTGGAAAATAATTGAGTATGATGTCGATTGTCAGCCATTAGACAAGTACGTAATTCAAGCAAGAAACAAAACGAACGGCAATGATTTAACAATCTACTCGGTTACAATTGATATCACAGTAAATCATTTTGAATAAGTTATGCGAAATTTCGGAATAAAATATGTTTTGTTTGTTTACATAATTATTTTTATATTTATTGCGACTATTTATTTAATTAATATATATGTCTAGTTATGACAAAATTCTTTAATTCTAAGTTTTTCAGCGGTATATTACAGCCTGTATTTACAGCAGTTTTATTAGGTATGTTAACAAGTTTTATATATTATGGCAAAACAATTATAAGCCAGCCTGAAACAAATAAAACGCTATTGAATAATGATAAAATGCTATTTGAGAACTGCGAAAATATAAATAAATTTTGCAATGAAAAAAATGAAAATACCAACAAGAGAATTGACCAGTCGCAAGATGAACAAAGGACAACTAATATAGAAATTCTTAATGCTTTAAAAGACATAAAGACCGAAATTGCCAACACGAACAAAAAAACTGATTTCATATATTTGAACTCAAAAGATTTGAAAAAATATTTAGATTTATTTAACAAACAAACAACACAAAACAAATGAAAAATTTAATCTTATCAATCGCATTAGTTCTAACTTTAACAGTTAGCTTTGCACAGCCAAAACCACAAATTACAGTAGAAAATAAAGAATTTGTTATCTCCGATTCTTTAAAAAGTGAATTAAAAAATGAAGCACTTGCATTGTTGCAAGATTCTTTATTCAGAGCAGAATTATATACTGAAATTCAAAACGAGTACGAAAACAAGCCCGAATCCGAAAGCTCAATCTGGACTTGGATTATATGGATTTTAAGTAGCATATTAACAATACTTGGAATGTTTATCGCAAAGATGCCTACAACTTCAACACTATGGTATCTTCAACCAATACAAGTGATTATAAGATTTGTATTGAATAATGTTCTTGCTCCTAAAAATTTGAATGAAAAAGGAACTGAACACAAAATTTGAGTTATGAAATGGTGGCAGAAAATAATATTTTATCTAACTTTAGGGTTTATTTGGGGCTATATTTTTAAAGATAATTTAAGCAAACCTGACGAGGTTACTAATATTGACAATGATATTAAGGTAAAAGGAAACAAAGCACCGATTGAGGTAAATAATGAACCGGTAATTGAACCGGATAAAACTAGAAAAGAGAAACGTGTTGAGAAAAAAGCTAAACGAGTTGATAAGCGAGAGGCTAAACAACATAAACGAGATTTATAAACAACTTGACAACGAAGTTGAGAATCTTAATGAGATTAGTCGATACGTTAATCCAATAGGGTTTAGAAAGCCATCGTTAAAACCATATCGAGAATTATATAAAAAACTAAATAAGTATGCAAAAGATAAGCGAAAGAGGAATTAATTTAATCAAAGAGTTTGAATCTTTAAGTTTAAAAGCCTATTTATGTCCTGCTGGTGTTGTTACAATTGGTTACGGAACGACTAAAAACATAACTATGGGAATGGAAATAACTAGAGAGCAAGCCGAATTTAGACTAAAAGAGGACATTGAACAATGGGAAAAGTACGTTAATAATCATTTAAAGGTGGTTGTTAATCAAAATCAGTTCGATGCCTTAGTTTCTTATTGCTATAATACAGGAGGCTCGGAAACACTATTTAAGTTGATTAATGAAAAGGCATTAGATATTTATATACAAAAGTGGTTTACGGAGCATTACATCACAGCAAAAGGCAAAGTATTAAATGGATTAGTTCGCAGACGAAAAGCGGAATGTGATTTATATTTCACACCAATATTATAAGGCTTGTTAATTCGAGCCTTTTTTATTTACATTCGTCAAAATTATAAATACGTTCGTCAAAATTTAGATTTTCGTATTGATATAATGATTATTTTCGTAATCATAAACTAAACTTAATTTAAAAATGGAAGGACAATATGTGATTATAGACCTTAGAGATATGGGTTTTATGAAGAATGATAAAGGTCAAATAAACTATTACGACACCGAACAAGAGGCTTGCGAAATATGCGGAATTTATGAGTTTGAAAACGCTTGGGTAATGAAATTAATTTATAACCATATAGAACAATAACCATGAAACGAACACAATTTAAAGTCGAATTTGCGAATGGAAATATCGAAACAATTCACGCTTTTTCTATTGAGTATTGCATATTGTCGGCTTTAGATTTTGCATATAAAAGTGGGTGGAGTTTAGAAATTAAAAAAATAACAGACGAAAAAGGAAAAATTTACACTAACATAAAAATTCAATACGATGAAAAATAAAGTAGAAAAAATATTAGCTTATACAGTCGTAGTAATAGCTGTATTGTTAATGTGCGGACTTGAAAGTATTATTGATAATTTACTAACATTAATAAAATAAAAATGGAATTAAGACACCCAATGGACACCCATGTAAATAAAACGCTTGAATTTATTAATCAAAAAACGAAAATGATAAATGACGGCTATTCACGTGAACAAATACGGTCAGAATGTTTGACGTTTGTTATGCGACAGAGTGTTGGAGTGCAAACGCTAGACAGAATGATACATAGAAGCATGGAACTTTACGCAGAAATAATTTTAAAAACTAAATAAAATGGAACTAAAACACAAACGAACAACTCGTACAATCGAGTATGACTTCGGAAGATTTCAAATTGAGATTGAAAAAGAAGACGGTAAAGAACCTAAATTAACTTGTACAACTGAAAAGCAAGAGATATTTCACAATATTTCGCAGTTGAATTTAGAAGAAATAACAGAGCTACATAGCGTAGTAATTGCGTGTTATGCTTCATTTACTAAACACGTATAAAAATGGATAACTTTAGATTGGAAATAAACTACAATGACGGTTACAATAATATTATACCGTTGTTGTGCAAAGGCTTCGTTCAAAACGAGGAATCAGATGCCGATATTTGTTCATGTCAAGACTTCGAGATTGACCTAGATAGTATTGAGGTAATTGTTCACAACGATAATGAGCGTGTAAAGCGACTAATCGACATCACTCACATCATTGATAAAGACCACTTCGACATGATTGAAGCGGTTTGTTTAGAGGAATTGAAAAAAGAAAAGAGTATTAATATGGTTAATCGGTAGCGGTAGCGGTTAGGCTAACGGTTTAGAATAAGAACAGTGGCTTTGCCTGTACAAGTTTCGCTTATGAAAATAAGATACAGTGTTTGACAAGCCATCGGTTAGGAAACCAAGTGCCATTGTTTTTATTATTAATCTTAAAATATTGATACAATGAAAATTAAAAAACAAAAGAACTTTAAAAACGGTAGCGTTTATTGCCTCGAATTAGAGGACGGAATGTTAATTGAAACTACCGATACTTTTTTACCTTACTATACAAAAGATGCAATAGGTAGAAAGCAAAATATGCTAGACAATTACGAATTAAGCGACCGTTCGGAACGCTGGATGGTTGGAGTAAGCGTAATGAGTGGATGCCCTGTAAGATGCAAATTTTGTGCAACTGGACAAATGAAAAGTTGGCGTAATTTGACTTGGCAAGAAATTACAACCCAAGTTGAGTTTATAATTGCTAAAAACAACATAAACCCATTGGATAGTAAAGAGTTTAAAATAAACTATACCCGAATGGGAGAACCGTTTTTAAATATTGAAAACGTAAAAAAGGCAATTGAAAAAATAAGCCAACACTACCCAAATACACACCACTATATTTCAACTATTGGTTTGAAAGATGCTGATTTTACTTGGATAAAAGACAATCTGACGCTGCAACTTTCTTTGCATAGCTTGGATGAAGAGCATAGGAATTGGCTAATACCATTCAAAAACAAAATGACCATTGAGCAACTTGGAAATGTAAGAACCGAAAGCAATTTGAAAACTACCATAAACTTAACGCTGGTAGAAGAAAAAGACTTTGATATTAAAAAGATTAAACAACATTTTGATAAAGATAAATTTTTCATAAAAATAAGCCCAATAAACCCGAATACTACTTCTGAAAAGAATGGGCTTGGAAGTGGAGTAGTAGAGGGAATTAATTTAATTTAATACATAAAGCAATGACTGAACAAATTAAAAGTCAATTAGAAGAAAACGGCTATGATTTTGCCGTTGCCGTAGCAACTCAAAGTGAGATTGAAAATGGCGCAGCCTGTGGACAATTGTCAATTATCACAGACTAAAATCTAAATGCTTGGCACGGACGTTCAATCGGAGCGTCTTTGCCTTGCTACTAACGATGAAGCTATAACCAATAAATGAGACAAGGATGTAAAATAATAGACTTAGGCGAATCTACTGCAATAATGTGCGGAGGCGAACCAACTGACCATGTATGTAATGAAAATGCTATGGTTTACGAAGCTTTTGATAAACAGTATTTTTTTGAAGATATAAAAGAAGCTGGTATATGGTATGATGATAATTATAAATCAGTTAAAAGCGGAAGTGTAGCCTGTTCAATTTGTCATCGAGCTGCAATTGATAATGCGATGTGGATTTTTTAATTGGCTATAACGGACGGGGCTTGGCGATAGTGCCACCAAGCAACCGATAAAATTCAAGGCACAAAGCTGATTGGTGGCATTTTGCCAAGCCCTTGTTACCTGTCAGTTTATTTTACTAAGGGAGGCATTAAACAAATTTAAAAATGAAAACAATATTAACAGGAGTAACGGCTTTTCTTGCCTACTTAGGAGCAGTAGCATCATCAATTTGGGCGATAGTAGAATTTATACTCTACTTGGTGAAGGACAAAGTTTTTAATTGGTGGAGCGTTTGGATGATTTTAATATGTGCAGGAGTAGCACTATTGATGTTTATTGCAAGTGCTGTGTTCGCAGTTAAAAACAAGAGCGAAATTAAAAACTTTACAGAGGTAGGCAAGAAAAGCCGATTTCAAGAACGACTGGAACAAATGCAGAAGGAGCGTGGGGTAAAATAAATTGCAGGTAACGTTTGTGGCTATTACCAGTAAAGGATTACGGAGCGATGCACTATCAACCGATACCGAACTGGATGCGAGCTACAACGTTTGATTAACCACTAAAACCTTTATTGGTTATAGCTTGTGTTACCTGCTGGTGTTTGTACTAATTTATTAATATTCTTAATTTTACGATATGAAAACGATTAAAAATAACAAAGGAATTGAAACGCTAATATTCGCTGAAACATTTGAATTTGAAGCGTATGACCAAATTAAAAAACTGGTAAACTTTGAAGCGTATGAAAATGCAAATGTGCGAATTATGCCTGATGCACACGCTGGTAAAGGTTGTACAGTTGGTACAACAATAACTATAACCGACAAAGTAACTCCAAATTTGGTAGGTGTTGATATTGGTTGCGGAATGCTTACAATTAAGCTCAAAAACAAAGAAATTGACTTTGAAAAACTGGACGAAGTAATTAAAACTAAAGTGCCTTGTGGTTTTAGTGTTCACGAAAAATCAAAGAAAGATTTCGACTTTACAAATTTACGCTGTGAAAAACACGTTAATTTAAGCCGTGCAGTGCTTTCAATTGGTTCGCTTGGTGGTGGAAACCATTTTATTGAAGTCGGCAAACATGAAATAACTGGCGAACTGTATTTGATTATACATTCAGGAAGCCGAAAATTAGGCGGTGATACTTGTAAGTATTACCAAGATAAAGCCTTTCAAAATGCCAATGAAATGAGCAAAGTTGTTAAAAATGCAATTGACAAACTAAAAGCAGAAGGTAGAGAAAAAGAAATTGCAGCCGAAATTAAGAAGATTAAAAAGCCTGTAACCGATAAGGATTTAGCCTTTTTAACTGGTAATAACTTTGCCGACTATATGAATGATATGGCTATTGTTCAAAAATTTGCGACTTTGAACCGTGAAACAATGGCTGAAATTATTTTAAAAGAAGCTGGTTTGCAAGAAGCTGAACGATTTGAAACAATACACAACTACATTGATTTTAAACGCATGATTTTGAGAAAAGGTGCGGTTTCTGCTGAAAATGGGGAAACATTGCTTATTCCAATTAATATGCGTGATGGTTCTTTATTGTGTATTGGCAAAGGAAATGAAAACTGGAACTATTCAGCACCTCATGGAGCAGGTAGATTAATGAGCCGAAGCAAAGCAAAAGAAGCTATTAATATGGCTGATTTTGTTGAAACAATGAAAGATGTTTATACAACTTCGGTTGTTACTGAAACTTTGGATGAAGCTCCACAGGCTTATAAATCAATTGATGAAATTAAATCTGCAATTACTGAAACCGTTGATATTATCGGAGTGATTAAACCACTCTATAATTTCAAGGCTCATTAATGGCTGTGCAGTTTCTTACACTTGCAGGTAACGGCTGCAAATATGAAACGGCAGGGATTAAGTGCAAAACCCTATCAGCCGACCACAAATGATGAATAGTAGCACACATTATAATTCAGTAATACTGCCCTGCTGTTTTATATTTGTTGTTATAGGCAGTGCAATTTTAACGATATGACTAAATTAAAAGCAGTAAACGTATTTTTCTTTCAGTGGTTTTTTGTTCGACTTACAAAATGTACTGAGAAGCGAATTGAAAACTATACATTACATAGTTTCGATTTAATGGCAGATGGTAATATAGCATCAAGAGGAACTGGGGGGAAAACAAAAACCTACCAATGGTATAGTTTTCAATATTGGATATTACCTTGTACTGGTTGGTGGAACGAATTCATTTATTTGAACAAAAAACCAAAGTTTATTAAATGCACCAAACCGTATTGCCTATAACGGACGGCGGTATGAAACGTTGGGGTTTTCGGAGCTGCGAATGTATCCCCCGATACCGAACCTTGATGCGAGGTAGAACGCTCGATTAACCACTTAACCCCCAATGTTTTATGACCGCTTGTTAGGCACTGGCGATTTTTATTTTTATCATTTTATCTGTCAATTTGCTGCAATGTTTCCACGTGCGTTTGGGTAGGCAAGCTCTTTGGCTGGTTTTGGTCGCGTGTTGGATTTTTGTGCGACCAGCCAATGTGCTTGACTACGAAGCGTGGGCTTATAAATCAGGCATAGAACAAACTTCTGTTATTTTTTTCCAATTAAAAGAAACATCAGGTGTACCATTTGTCTTTACTGTTAAATTTAATGAATTCCATAAAATAAATTCATATTTTAGAAACTCAACCTTACTTTCATCACCAGCTTTTCTATTTGGATTTCTTTTAATCATTCCTCTCGCCTCATAATCTTCCAGCATTATTTCTCTGATTTTCATAATCTCATATTTGCCCCTGAATTGATTACATAAGTTGTCCAAATCAAAAATCAAATCTAAATGGTGACCAGTAATTAAAACCGTTTGTGTAAAGTAGTCTTGGAATATTTTACTGTTTGGACCATTAACTAAGCCTAAATGATAAAGTTTAAAACCCTCCTCTGTTAAATGACCAATTGAATCAACTACTCCAATATGTTTTAAAAATGTAACAAAATTTTTCTTAATAGAATTGTAATAATTATCTCCAATAAATGATGTATCAGCATCTTGTCGTAAGTCTGCTATAGCCTTTCCTTTAGTTGCTCCAGATAACTTTTTAAGTGCTGCTATTTTCTTCTCAAAAAAGATAATATTCTTTCTTCCAGACAAAGTTTCAATGAAATCTCCATTCATATCCTTAATTGCAGTTGGAGTTAATGTTTTTAAAACACTATTTGGAACTAAATATGTTTCCCAACAATAAGCAAATGCATCGCCAGTAATTTGGCCTATTTTTTTTAAATAATAGCAATGGAGAATTAAATGAAATAAAGGTATTGGCATATCTAAGTGTTTTGCCCAAAACCTACCACTTGCTATAGCTTTAAATTCCTTTGTTTTAGTTAGAGTATTTACATTATGAATAAGCGAAACTTTTGTTGGTGCATTGTTCTCATAAACAATTAAACCGACTGGTAGACTTTCTTCAATTTGGTTTTGATATAAATTTGTCATGTAGCCACCAATATCATAATCCTCTAATGTTTGTGGCACAATAAGGTATGACAAGTTGCTACTATTTAAATATGCAATAGATTGACCCAACCCCGTCAAAATACCTCTTTTAGTTTCTGTGGGTGGCTTGAACTCAAATGTTACCATTAACTTTTTTGCATCATCGTAGAAGGCTGCATCAGGAGAAGGGAAACTGCTATCACAACCAACTCTATAAAAATCTAAACCTACATCTGTGCAACATTTCCATGCACCTGATTTAAAATTTGCTAAAACTGAATCAGTTGTTGCTTTTGCAAGAAGATGATGATTTACTGACATAATATTATTTTTCTAACATTGAGTATTTAGCTAAATGAGTCGCACTTTCTTCACTCCATTCTTTATTTATTACTGTTCTAAGCCTTTCCCCAAAAATTTGAGCGACTAAACAAGGGAAAGCATTACCTACTTGTAAACATTGATTTATTATTGGACCAACAAATTCATAATTATCTGGAAACGTTTGAATTCTTGCAGCTTCCCTCACAGTTAAAGTTCTATTTAATGTTGGATGAACAGGGAATGCATTATGACCAGGAACAATAGTGCCAGCAGGTTTTTTCCTATGTAAACGTTTAAAAACATGACTGTAGTTTGCCATTGGTTTGCCAGTCTTAGTACCATTCTTCAAGTGTTCTGGTAAAGATTCAATTTCCAATTTTTGTCCTTCTTTTATGTATGAAAATCTTTCCACAATTATTGGAGAATGGTTTGGTGCAAAATGATTTTGATATTTGCCTAATGTTTTTTCGTTAGATAAGTCAGTTAAAACTTCACCAACTGTTCTGTATGGCAGTTGCCATGATTCAGGTGTTTCAAAATATTTTGGTTTTGGAAATGGAATCATGAGGTCTGTCTTAGTACCAAACAAAATAAAGCGCTTTCTCAACTGAGGAACACCATAATCTGCTGCATTTATGATTTTTATTTCCGTTTTATATTTATGTTTTAAAAAATAATTTCTTACTTCCTCAACATAAGAACCACTATGTGCTGAAAGAATACCTGGAACATTTTCCATAATAAACCAGTTTGCATTTGACCTTATTACAATATTTGCAAATGCAAACACCAAATCGTTTCTTTTGTCTTTTTTTAAATCATGATTCTTTGTGTTTACAAATCGTCTTTTCCCAAAAATAGAAAATCCTTGACAAGGAGGCCCTCCAACTATTAAATCAACTTTTTCTTTTTTCAACCTATCAGCTACTATCTTTTGATTTTTAGGGTCAGCTAGGTCTATTTTCAAACATTCATGGGAAGAATGGTTTCTACGATATGCTTCAACAGCATATTCATCAAAATCTGCACCTAAAACACATTCAAGTCCAGCAGCTTCTAAGCCTTGCGTAAAACCACCAACACCACTAAATAAATCAGCGAATTTTAAATTTGCACGCCCATTTTTCTTTACTGTGTTAACTTTATGACGAGAAAATTTAGTGCCAACTTTTGCTTGACCATCAGGACTTATTCCATCATATTCAATTTCATTAATAAAATTTGCAACGCATTCTGCCAACTTGGCTGCAAGTAATGGAGGCACAGCATTACCAACAAGAATACATTGGGAACGTCTATCCCCTCTAAAAATAAAATAATCAGGAAACGTTTGAATTCTTGCAGCTTCACGAGCTGTCAAACTCCTATTTAAAACTGGATGAACAGGTAAAGCATTATTGCCAGGAACTATTGTTGATGAGACTTCCTTTCTGTTTAATCTTGTGTATGTATTTCCAAAATTTTTCCTTCTAATTTCTTCAGGAAGTTCCTCAGGTTTTGGCAATTTTCCACCTTCTGGGATAAGTTTATATCTTTGAACAACTATTTCATTGTGATTTAATGGAACATGATTTGGGTATCTATTTTCTAGTTGCATTAAATCGTTTATAGCTTCACCAACATTTGAAAAGGCACTTATTCTACCAAATGATTTTGAATTTGGTTTAGGGAATCTAAATGACCTATTAATCTTAGTACCGAAAATTATTATCCTCTCCCTTTTTTGAGGTACGCCATATTTAGACGAATCAATCATAGAGTAAGAAACATTATAACCAATTTCTAAAAATGCATTTACGACTTTATCAAAAAAACGACCTTCAAACATTGTAAATAATCCTTTCACATTTTCAAAAAGAAAACATTTGGGTTGTATTGTCTCCACAATCTTCACATAATTTTCAAACAGATAATTTCTAGGGTCTGATGAATTTTTATTCCCCATATTTGAGAAACCTTGACAAGGAGGTCCACCAATTAGCACATCAATTTTGTTTTTACCAATCAAATTCTCTATTTCTTCCTTAGAAAGCAACCTGACGTCTTTTCTTACGAAAGGTGTTGATGGAAAATTATAATTGTAAGTAGTCTCTGCTTGAGGCATAATATCAGATGCAAATACACAGTTAAACCCTGCTTCTTTAAAACCTATGTCTAACCCACCAGCACCAGTAAATAGAGAAACTACATTTAATTTATTTTTAGATTTGCCGTTATATAAATCACTATCGTTGTATTTTGCTAATTCCAAATCACGAAACAATTCCAATTGTTGGTCGGAAACCATTAATTGTGGAGCTTCTTCTTGTAGAATATATGATTTTTCTTTTACTGTCAT